GTGGTTCTGTCAAATTCTTCCAGATAAACATATTTCATTTTGTCGTCAGTCTTGACAAAAGGGCTGGGCATTGATTCACAGAAATCTGTTATCTTATCTCTTAGAGTATCAATTCCATTTTCCATTGAAGCGTTGATCTTCAAGGAATTTTTATCTTTTAACAATATTTCTATTAATGTGGATTTTCCTGTTCCGGGATGTCCATGAAATATCATGTCTTGTTGAATTCCATTTTCTATAACTTTTTTAATTCTTGGGAGAAGTATAATGGTGCCCAAGTTCTTTGGTCTATATTTTCTCCACCATAATTGATTTTTAACAGCCATTGTTTAGTATTGTTTTTCTATATTTAGTCAAAATTTTAGTAAGAGTTTTTAATATATAGTTTTATGATTAAAAAATATTCTGAATATTTAAAAGAGTCTATCGATTTTGACGAAGATGAAGGAATGGAAATTGAAGAAGAGCCGGACGATTTTATATCCAATCGTAGACTTAGAGAATTTTTAATAAAACATGATTGTCTCGAAGAATACATAAAGAATAGTGAAAATAAAGCTCTCGATATTACTCGTGTAAATTATCCCGATACTTTTGATAATCAAGATCCAATGAATTATATTTCAGGACCATTTAATTGGGACGCTAGCCCGCAAGGACAAAAATTTTGGTTAGATCTTCATTGGAAATGGCAAAAGATTATAGAAAAAGAAAATATTAGAAGAAGATGATTAAAAAATATTCTGAATATATTAAAGAAGAATACGATTCTAAATTCTACAAAAAAGATGTGTCTAATAAAACACACCCATTTCAAATTGGTGACTATGTTATTTGCAAAGGCGAACAAAGTCAAATTACATTTAAAGGCGAAATAGGAAAAATAATCGACATTGAACCAAGATCAGCGCTGGTTAAATTTCCTAATAGATTTCATAATGGTTTACATAGCGGGCAGAAAGACTTTTCCGGTTGCATATATGATCCGACTAATTGTTCATATTATATAAGATTTGATCTTTTAACTTTAGTTGATTCAGAATTTGAAAGAAAGAGAAAAGATGAATTAGAGAAACTAAGATTAAAATATCAAGATGTAGATCCTTATGGAGAAGAAGAGTGGGAAATGAATGAAGGTGCTAAATTAGATAAAGTTATAAAAATAGTTAGATTAGATGAATTATATGATAAATATAAACTACATATAAATAAACACAAATTGATTGAAGACGAACTCTCTAAATATATTGGAAGTTATGTTTTATTAAAAATTTGGTTTAGCGATCCACAGGAATTATATAATGTTAGAGATAGTGAATATTTAATGCTAAACTCGGTTTATTCAAAAGATAGTGGATATTATTCAGATTGTCCAACGGTGTTTATTGATTTGGGAGACAAACACGGAGTACTACACAGCGGATTTCCAGTCAATGATAATTTAGTTTTGTATGTTAGAGAACCTATGAGAGTTACGTCTCCAGAAGATCCTTATGGTGAAGAAGATTGGGATTTAGATTAAGTAACAGTATTTGGATCTTTTCCGTCCTGCCCAGCCAAATTTGTAAACCCACGATCTCCTGGTCTTTTGTAAGATTTATCATTTAACATTGTGATGTTCATTTTTCTATTTCTTTTGTAACTACTATCTTTTCCGTTTGTATATGATATGTGGATCCAAGGATGTCTTCCGCTTGTTCTATATTCTAATAACAATTGATCATAATTTTTAATGTAATCTTTTATATAAGTAGCAACATCATAATATTCTTTATGTTTCAATCCTTTAATTTGAAAATCAACTGCTTGACCTAAATTATGTTGTGATGAATTACTAGATCTGGCAAGCGATCCGTTTGTTCTAAAAGAGCTTGATATGTACATTTGTGGATATTTAGTTTTAATAGCATCCAAACAATTAACACATAAGTTTTTAAGATTACATACAATTTGAACTCTCGTCAAACCATTCTGTGTTTTTGAACCGCCGTTGTATATAAAGTTTTGAGCTTCTGATGTAGAATTTGCCAATAAATCTTTTAGATAGAATTTATTTGACAATTTCATAAATTTATTTATATTTGTAGAAGTTATATCCTTGCAGTCAGAAGTTGATGCTGGTGTATATTGCTCATCTGGCGTTGTTGTTTTTGGCTCAGTTTTATCAATATATTTACTATTATCTGGAGCTAGAAAAACCATATTACTGTCTTCATAATCTGTTATGACGTCTTCTGTAACTTGACCACTTATTTCCAAATCATATATCAGATCATCAGCGTCTTGTTGCTCATCCACATCTTCATAAACTATAAGAGTTTCTAATTCCTTAGATCTTTTAGTGTCATATTCTTCTTTGGTTATTTCATTTTCTTGATTATTAACAACTTCTGAATAAACATTTTGAAGACTAGTATCTCCAGATTTATCACCAGAGGCTTGCTCCTCACTTAAATCTTTTACATCTTCTTGATTTTTAAGATCACTGGGGGCAGCTTCCATAAGAGTTTCTAGTTGTTGATCTTTTTGATCTTTTATATTTTGTGATAAATTCTGAGTATTTACATCTCCAAAATTATTTCCAGCAATAGGATTACTATTTATTTTAACACCGTCATCCATAATCGGGCTGTTATATTTCATTTCTAATTTATCTACTTTGTTGTCATCTACTATGTAAACGTGATCTGAAACAAAAGTCTCTCTTTTTAATTGATATTCGGTCAAAAGTTGTTCGAGCTCGGTTTTTAGAACAGGAGAATTCAAATTTCCTATTAATGAGTTTGGTTTTATAAGACACGCAACAAATTTATCAAACCAATCAAACCAGTGATTTCCTAAAACAGCTTGTTGAGAAGCGGTCTTACAACCTATATTTACTTTTCTATTATTATCTTTTAACTCTAAGTTTATATTATCATTAGTTATAGTTATCTTATTATATAGATAATCCATAGTAAGGGCACTATCATCCGCATATACTTTTGTTCTGTGATCAAATAATACAGCTACAAAATTGGCATATTCATCATCACTCAAATCAGATAATTTCTTTCCAAGATTTACATTATAATGATCCGCGTACATATAGTAAGGCTCATAAAGATTATCGTTTGGAAAGAAAACGGACACAATTTTGCCAATAGCTGGAGCTTCATACGATCTTGCGCTCAAAGTTTTTATAGGCGTGGCCCACGGTATGTCCTCGATTGGTATGTTATCAAATACACTTTGAACTCTTGCTTTTATTCTTCCTAGTCTATCAGGATCTTTATTGTCTTCCACTAAACCGAACCATAGTTTATCTAAGTCTTTCATGATCTAATCCATTCTTTTCTCTTGTGCTCATATCCTCACGAGTGTCTAGTTTTTGCCCATCTAAAAAACTTTTTTCTCTTTCATCGCCTTTATCTTCTTCTGTTATATTTCGTCTTTCAAATGATTGTTCTATAATTTTTCCATGCTCTAGTTTATCTCCGTGAAGACCTTTGTATTCTTCATCCTTTCTCTTTCTTTCTTCCAAGTCTTTCGAGGCTTCTTTTTTTCTTTCTTCTTCAGTTGGATTGAGAATATTTTTGTTCCTCTTAAATGGAGCCACTTCTATTCTATCGTGTTCTAGTACATTTGTTCTTTCTTCATCTTTAATTTCTTCCGGTTTTATCTTCTGATCAAATATGTTTCCTCTATATTTGAATTTTTCATATATCTCACCAAGATCAAGCTCTATCGAAGATTTCTTTGGAGGTTGATATAGTTTTACAGGCTCTAAAAGTTTCTTTTCTGTATCTTCTAAAGTATAAATATAACCGAGTTTTGGTTTTAAAATGTATTCAACACTAGTATCAATGCTTCCAAGATCTGTTTGCGACTGTTTCTTTCTTTGCATTTGAATATGTTGATCATCTAAACTCTTCACTTCAGCTCTTTCATTTTCATAAAGATATTTTTCTGTGAGTTCGTTTTTAGCTTCAACTTTTCCATATAGATCTATGATCTCCAGATTTTTCAATTTTGTAATCTCATTATTATATAACAACAGATTGCCAAGAGTTTTCTCCATATCTATATTATTGTCATATTTGTAAATTATTTGTAATGGATTTATTTGTCTTGTCTGTTGATCAATTCTAGCATCCAATGGTTTTATTTCTGACTCAGCGTTGTTGTAAACCTTATAATCGGTCAGATTATTAAATTTATCTGTTTTGGAATATAAATATAATAAAGGCAAAAGATGCTCTTTTTTTACAGCAGAATATAATAAACCAAGATCTATTTCTCTTTGACCGTATGTGTTTTCATATAGTCTTCCAAGCTCTAACTCACGTTCTCGAGGTGTCATATCCAATACAATATCTAAAGGTTCTTTTGGTTTTATAGTAGTATCTATAACGCCCAACACAGGTTTATAAGGACGCGGTGTAGTATCTATACGAGCATCCAACTGATCTTTTGGTTTTATGACAAATTCGAGTTTTCCAGACAACTTCTGTGGAGGTCTTAAAGCAAATGGTATAAAAGCGTCGAGTGGTTGTCTGGGTCTTAACGCAAATGGTATAAAAGCGTCGATTGGTTGTCTGGGTCTTAACGCAAATGGTATAAATTCACCGTCAAGATATTTTCTCGGATCGAAATGTGTATCTATACTACCAGATATATGTTTAGATGGTTTTAAATCGAATTGCATAAAAGCGTCGAGTGGTTGTCTTTTTGTTTTTGTTTCTGTATCTACTGTATCTCCAGCGGGTGATTTGTGAAGGTCATTTGTTTCACCAGAATAAACATATATTTCTTCCATTGGAGGAATATTAGAAGGTTCATCGGGTACATAAATTGGAATTAGAGGATTCAATCCATGCATTCCACCAAAGAATTTTGTTAATATATTTTGCGGAAGACTAAATAAGAATTCGTACAACGCCACTTCATTCATAAAACTAGTTTTTAAGGCTTGAACTTCTGGACCAGATTGACCAAAACCAGTATTCCACTCGCCATCGAAAACCGCTGGGTCGTATAAACGCCAATCATTTAAAGAATCTACTCGATGATTATTCATATCTTCAAAAGTAATATTTGATGTTGGTTCGTATTTTCTATCCACTTCTTTAATGTCACCTTCTCTAGTTGAACTATTAGTGTCAGAAGAAACGACTCCAAATTTATAATTTCGTTGAGCCTCAGCAGTACTTCCAGAAGTACTATTCAATAGCGTTCTATTTCTAGCTATTGATGAGTCTTGATCGTTATTAAACGTAGAACTTTGAGTTAATTCATCAGCAAAGCTTTGTGGAGTTTTGTAATTATTCATAAATACGATATTGTACTCTAAAGCTGTTGGTTTATTATCTTCACTTTGTCCGAAAGTAAGAGAAGAATCTTTATTATTAAGTTTAAGGGCACTGCTTCCAACATCCCACAAATCCATAATAAGTGGAAATTCAGATTCAATTTCAATAGATTTATATACAACATCAAATGAAATGCTGGATGTTTTTGTTGGAGCTCCAGCATCAAAACCACCAGCAGTAATACTATCTTCAAAATTCTTAGATTTCTTAAAATCAAAAGAGCAATCTCTAAGGACATAAATAACATAAGATTTATCAAATGATGTTGTTGTTCCACTATCAGCGTTAGGAATATAAAATGGCATATTTCTAACATCATGCACTTTAATGTACATGTTAAATCTTAGAAGATTATAAGGTATCATTAATTTTTGATCTTTGTAAGAATAAGATAAATTATTATATAATTGAGCTAAATACGTAGCTACCATTGATATATCTTCATTAAGATTAATTGTTATTTTTTGTTTTTCAAAATCTACAATTCTTGCTGTCAAATTATCTAATCCCGATATGCTATTTATATAATATGATTTATTCCTTTCTATTTGATTAAATTCTGTGTTAAATAAATTATATAAAGTTTTTAAGAACTGTTCGTGTATTTTAATACGGGATCTCATTGAATATATGTCTGAATAATCAGATAAGAATTTTGCGAGACTATTGTTATATGTATCGCCAGAATTCACTATAAATAAAGGAGATCTTGTGGTGTCTAATATAACATCATATGTAGGAAACAAAGGATCTTGGAAAAAGAACAATGGATCGGTTTGCATAGTTTCCATCGAAGGACCACTTTTATACCCATAACCATATTTAAAAGCATCAGAATCAAGATCTACTGTTGTTTGAACATCAATAAAACTTGGTTCGATAGATTGTCGCGTATCACTGTTATATCCAGTTCCTTCTCTTTGATTAGGAGCTTTAGGCACATATTTAGGAACTGTCATTATATTAATATCTTCAGCCATTTACTGTATTATCATTTTTTGCTATTTTTGCAGCGCTCAAATCTCTTCTCACTAAAGTTACTTCTTGAACTAATCTCGCTGGAGATAATCCTTTCTTAACGTGTGTATAATTTATTCCAACTATAAGCCAATCTCCACTGAGTCTCTCATTTAATTTATATTTATCAACATCTTTAGCATCACTTACATCCGCAGGAGATACGGGATTTAAACTAGAATCCAACTCTCTTAATTTATATAATTCAATTTTTATTGGTTGAAATCTATATAATTGAAAGTTAATGTTTTTTAATATTACAGTCATACTTATATTCTGTAAAAACTCCATATTGTGAAGATTTAGTTGTTCTGCGTATAAATAGTTCTCGTGTGCATTACTAGTATCTACTTTTCCAAGAAAATAATTTTTTTGTTGATCTAAAGCGAAATTATTATTATCGGGTTGACCTTTCAAAACTATTTTATCACTATTATCTCCTTTTGTAGATATTGTATCCAATAACACATCTGTTATTACTCTTTCTATTGTAGAATAATAATAAATATGTGGTTTGTATCCAAGTTTTTGATTTATTTCAGTTGAGTTGTTTAATAAATTAAATTTTTCTATATAAAGATTAGTGGCTCTATAATTAGGATGATTTGACAATAAAAGAGGTATCATATTATCTTTACCTGTTACAGAAGCATTTGGATCAACGGTCTTAGCACCGTCTGTACTTTCTTTTAATTGTTTTTCAATATCTATATAATTTAAATTATACCAAAAATCAATATACGCCCAAGCAAATGTATTGTCACTTATATATGATCGTTGTACAATTTCGGGTATATGTTCGCGAACATAGTCTATTCCACAATTTATCCAAGTCATATTGTCATTAGTACTATCTATATTTGAAGCAAAGCCAAGTTCTGCTTCTTCAGCAATCTGTTTTAAAACATCATAACTGGATCCTTTAAAACTAGCGTTCTTTATGATAAATGGAACATTAAGTTTAGCATAAAGATTATATTTCTTATCCTCGACTTCTCCGCCTTTGTTTTTTACAGAATTAAATTCATAAATCCAAAAATCCATTCTTATAGGCATTAATAATTCTGAATTGGATTTAATCAATATACTAACTATTTGTTGATCAAGTGGAAATCCTGAGTCCCATATTCTATTAGTTGGATCTTCAAAGGTCATCTCAAGCTCTGGGAAATATCTATCGTTATGTAATTTGAAATAATGAATATCTTTACTTTCAATTGTTATTCCGTTCACGACTACATAAGGCAAAGTGCCTATAGTATCAGCATAACTAGATGCATCTCTATCTTTTACAGTCTCTTTATACTCCCATTGAAGAGTAACTAATTTCTTTTTCGATCTATTTATAACTTCAATCATGTTAATCTATCCATTATTTTCATAGTTTTATTATCGAAGTTAATATCAACTTCTTTGATATTAGCAGGACGAATTGTTGGCGTAAGACCTGTACCATCTTCACGATTAGGATCTTTTTTAGTATCTTTGCTAGGATTAATTAAATCCACAACAATTCTTTGTTGATCGGTTTTAGCTTTCAATTGTAATCCAATAAGAGCGTCTTCTTCACAAAATTTAATAATATCTCCGGCCTTTATACTCCAAGGATTTATTATATTGTTTATTGTCAGAAGCTCATCTATGTAATTAAAATTTCCATAAATGCTATAACAAATAAGGTCTATTCTCATAGCTTCTTCATCTTGAACAACATAAGGATAATAACTGATGTTATCATCCCATATAACAACAGGATCAACAACATCATAAAGGTCATCCATCGTTTCATCTCTTTGCACCGTTTCTAAAGTATATAAATAACTCATATCATTTTATTATTTTACTGTGGAGCGAATGGATTATAAACGCTCTTGTTTATTAATGTTTTTGTGCCGACTGGTTGACCTTGATTATTATTAACATTGACGGTGGACGGTGTCTCGTTTGCAGTAACTTGACTAGTCGGCGTTACTGATTCTGACATAGAATCATTCTTAGATTTAGAATATAATCTTTTATATCCATTATTAAACATTTTTTCAATTTCTTGTTTACCAAGAGGCCTTCCAAAATCTATTTGAACATTAACATCTATTCTTGCTGGCATATCGTTAAATCCCAAATCGTTGCTCAATTTAATATTAACATCATTTACAACAATATTTCCAATATTTATTATTGGAGAATATGGATTACCAACAGTCAAATGCCAGGGAGTTGTTGATATACCAGTCATTAAACCTATAGTACCTTTCATGGGCCATCTATATTTATAGACGGTTCCAGCCAATAAAGAATTTGTAAGATTCGAAAGAACATTCTTCATAACTCCAAGTTTACTTTCTACGGCGGCGGCTGTTATTGGATTAGATTCATCTTTAGATTTACTATCATTATCAGTATTATTTGATGGAGCTGGTTGTTCTTGTTCTGCTGGAGGATTACTTTTCATTTGATCTATAAATTTTTGAACACCACCTATAAATCCGTCTATTAATTTTTGCATTAAATCTATCCAGGCCCCAAGACCAACAGTATTATTTACATTATTTATAAATTGTTTTATTACTTCATTTGTGCTGCTCAATATAAATTTTTGATCGGATGTTCCCAATTTCGCTAAATTTGAAATTATATCCATCATAGCCATTCCTGGATCAATGCCATTAATATATTTTTGCTCATAACAAGTATTGAGTTCAACATTCATTTTTGATACCAGTCCTTGATTATTTATGTCTCTCATTTTACCAACTCTAAGAACGTTAGGATCTCCTGTAACAACATTAAAAGCGTTGAAGTCATCAGTAAATCCCATCGCTTGCAACATTCCAAACAACACACCTTGACCCCAACCCGGAACGCTCATTACCTTATCGCCAGCTAAACCAAATTCATTTTTGAGTATTTCTCCAATAACTTTATCTATCATATTATTTTGATCGATCCACACTTCGTGAAAAGAAACAGATAGGAATTCTGCATCTTCTCTATCTTTTATCCAACCAACAATAGTAGATACTGGCTCAATCGCATTATTTCCCCATTCCAACAAATTATTAGGAACAACACAGTTATCAGGAAAACGTCTTAATATCCAAAGTCTATTTATTGGATAAACTCCTAGATCTTTTAAATATGCGAAATCCGCAGCTCTTAATCTCAAAGATCTTCTTGATGCATCACCACTCCACTGCATTAAAGATATATAAGGATCTTCATTGGTATCATCTTTATAAAAAACACTTCCCTTATAATAATTTTGAATCGTATCATTTTCATCTTTACCTTTATAAACTAATATCGCATCCTGTAAACTTTGATTTGGATCTCCCGATGGATTTTGAGTACTGCTTCCTTGACTGGTTGTGGTTTGTTGGCCTTGTGATGTTTGAGTGTTTTGTTGAGCTGGGCGAATTCTCATTTTCTTGCCATAAATATTTCCAGTATTTGGCTCTCCTAGTGTGCCATCAGATAAAATAGCCTTGTTATTGAAATTATTTAAAGATTTATCGAATATGAAACTAATCTCAGAATACATTTTTAAAAGTCCTTTTTCTTTTATATATTAAAAATGCGACATTACAAAATGAAAAATTAATATATAAGAATGATTATGATAAAAACATTTAAAATATTTGAAGCTATTAAATGGTACTCCAAAGGAAAATGGGAGGAAGAAATACCAATTGAATATAATGATAAAATTACAGATGATGGTTTTCGTCAATTTTTGATTGATAACGATGCTTATGAATCTTATTTAGCAAATTGTAAACCGGATTTTGTTTTTTCACGTTGTCCAAAACATGAATATATAAATAGAGCGTTTAGTTGGTGGCGCACTACCGAAAGAGGCGATTTTTGGGTTTCTTTACATAACAAATGGCAAAGTGAAATGAGTGAATATAGGATGCCAACTGACAAAAAGTTAGATATGTATAACTTGCATACTGGAGATAGAGTTATATGTATTAAAAATAGTATAAATACTAAGGCTGCTGAAAATAAAAAATATAAAAGAGAAATAAAAGCTGGAGAGATAAAAACAGTAGAAGGAGCAGTGACGCAGTATATATGGTTTACGGATACTCCTAATGGATGGGGAGGATATCCATATGAAGATTTCGAATTATACTAAAATAAAAAGATAAAATATGAAAATAATAAATTTCACACAATATTTAAGAGAAAGTGTAGAAAATATAGAAAGTGACGCCGAAAGAATATCAGAATGGCTTAGAAATTATATAAAAAATTCTGGATCAAAAGGTTTTGTTGTTGGTATATCTGGTGGAATTGATTCAACTGCATCGTGCGGTTTAGCTGTTATGGCCGTTGGAAAAGAAAATGTACTCGGAGTTTTACTTCCTTCTATAGTTGAATATAAAGATGATGTTGGTGATGGAATGAGAGTAGTCAAACATTTTGGAATAAAACATGTTGTTCATCCAATAAGAGGAACTGTCGAAGCTATAATAAAAGAACATGATGGTGAAATAAAACCGTTTGCTCTTGGAAATATTCAAGCCAGAATAAGAATGACAATTCTTAGAATGTATGCAGAAATAAACGGTTATTTGGTTTTAGGTACTACCAATAAATCAGAAGATATGGTTGGATATTTTACCAAGGCTGGTGATGGAGGTCATGGTGTTGATATAGAGCCACTTGCAAATTATTATAAATCTGAAATAAAACAATTTGTAAAATATTTTGGTTTGCCTGATGATTTAGTAAATCGCATACCAAGCGCAGGATTAATTAAAGGCGTTGTGGACGAAGATGAATTGGGATTTTCTTATGACGATTTTGAAAAATATTGGAATTGGAAAATAGCTAAAACTGGTGATTGCCCTGTTACAGAAGAAGTTGTAAGAAAAATTGAAAACCTATATCATAGAAGCGAACATAAAAGAAAATTACCACCCTATTTTGAAAGATGAAAATAAAAAAATTATATGAATTTCTAGAACCAGCAAAAAGATTTGTAGTTGATGCAAGTAGATTTCAATTATTCTCAGAAGATGTTTGTGTAGCAGAGTCATATTTTGTTATCGCGCAATCAGACAATTTATTTAATCAAAAATATGTAGGTCTTTTTAGATTAAAAACCATCAAGGAATCACGAGGAAAAGGTTTTATGAGGTATCTATTAGATCAGATATTTAATTATGTGAAAAATGATCTTAAAATTGATTATATACTTTTGAATGTTTATAAAGATAATCAAAAAGCGTTAAATTTATATTTTAAAAATGGTTTTGAAGTATATAAAGATTTTGACGATGTTGAAGATGATGAGCCATATTTTACATTAATAAAAAAACTTATTTAAGCAAATATTTCTTTTTCAAATAAGATTTCTTTTTAATATTTAAATCTGGATATTTTATCTTTGGAGTATCTACTTTAGTTAATATTTTGATATTAGTCCAATAATTATCTCCAATATAATAATTTGATTTTAATCCATTATTGCAAAAATAGTTTATACCAACATCTTTTGGAAGTATAAACTCTCTACTATTCATGCATTTGTTTTGACCTAATACCGCAGTAGAGAAAAGAAACATTAATATGACTAAAATAATTCTTTTCATTTCAATAATCTTTTAATAATTGTGAATTATCAAATACTGATAAGTTTGTTAGAACATCATTTTGAATTCTTGTATCATCTCTAAATTCATCGAAGAACATAAGTATATTGAACATTGTGCCATCTTTTAAGATTTTTTTAATTTTCAATATTTCATTTATATCAAGCTTTTCGTTTTGAAAATTTGGAATATAATATATGTCTTTACCTTTGTTTAGAGATTGAACTATACGTGTGTAAATCATCAAATTAAAATAATCGTTATATCTGTCATCGTAGATTTCATTTTCTTCGAGTGCTAATTTTATATCAACTATAACTTTGTTCTTCAATCTATTAACTTTACAATATTTGTCAAATTTTTTCCTGGATTTACATAAGGTTAGATAGAAACTATTTGCCATTGTCTTGGTTTTTATTTTTTAATATATATATTTTATAAACGATCCGAAACAAATAAAATTAAACTTTTTGATATTATCGGCGTAAAAAAGTCAATAATGTCGCAATATGGCATTCCAAAAAAGAATATTATTAATATGGCTAAAACCACAGGAAAACCAAAGGATAGTGGATTCAATCTAGGAAAAATATCCAGCGTTATAGAGAATCTATCAAAGAAATCAATGATTACAATAGATAATCTAAAGAAAGAAAGAAAATATATTGGCACGGGAATATACATTTTAAATGCTCTTTTATCTAAAAGCATTCTTCGCGGTGGAATTCCAGCAAATCGATTTACAATATTTGCAGGACCTTATCAAACAGGAAAATCTTATATATGTTTAAATATTGTTAGAAACGCTCAAAAAGAAAATTATAATGTAATTTATATAGATACAGAATTCGCTATTGAAAATAGTGATTTTGATATGTTTGGTATAGACACATCCGATCCAAACAAATTTATGCTTATCAGAAGCAACAAGGTTGAGAATCTTAAAATATTCTTAGCACAATTATTGGATGAACTTAAAAAACAAAAAGAAAAAGGCGAAGATGTTTCCAAAACTATGTTCATTATAGATAGTTTGGGGGCATTGGCTTCAAAGAAAGAAATTGAAGACGCGATAAAGGGTAATGATAAACAAGATATGAGTAGAGCAAAAGCTACCAAATCAATGCTTAGAATTATTATAGACGACCTAGGATATCTTAACATTCCATTAGTTGCGACAAATCATACATATTTAACACAAGATCTCTTTCCACAAACGGTTCAAACTGGCGGTGAGGGTCTCAATTATTTAGCATCTATTATAATCTTATTATCAAAAGCCAAACTCGAAGATAAGGATAAGGACGAATTGTCAACAGGATCAACAGGGTCAATAATAACAGCAATGGCTAGAAAGAACAGATTGGCAAAACCAAAGAAAGTTAAATTTGAAATCGACCATTCAAAAGGATGTAATGAATTTAAGGGATTGGATTATTTTTGCACACCAGAGAACTTCGAAAAAGTAGGAATAGCTAAAGTAAAACCAGTTGTTGACAAGAAAACGGGAGAAATAACTTACGAACCAGGATCAAAATGGTATGTAAAACATCTCGACAAAACATTATTCGATAGTCAATTATACAACAGTAAGGTATTTACAAAAGATGTATTAGAAGCTCTAGATCCAATCATTTATGAATATTTCAGATATGCATCATATGAAGAGTATCAAAAAGAAATGGAAGCACTCGATGAGCAATACGCTGAATTCGAACAAGATGTTGATTTTGAAATAGATAGCGAAGAAGGAGACGAAAAATTATTTGGATAAAAAAATAAAAATGAATAAAATGAAAACTGATGAAATTTATAAATTATTTGAAGAATTGAATGATAGAGAAAAAGTAAAATTTCAAATGAAAATAAAAAGATATGAGATTAATCAAAAATAAAAATATTTTAAAACAAAGAGAAGAAATCATTGAAACTTTACAGAAAGTTATCGATAACGATGGTAAAATTTATTTTGAGAATAATTACATAAAAAAAAATAATAAAATAATGGATAAAGTATTTAAGGATCTCAAAGAAGTATCTGATAAAATAATTAAACAAAAGAAAAATAAAATTATTGATTGGAAAGATGTTAGAGAAGAAATGATAAAAAAAGGAGATTATTTTATTGATCTAAATAATAGATTAAAACCTTTCGATAAAAATTAAATAATTATAATGCGAATCCGTTAGATTGCTTTCGTCTTGACCGATAATTTTTTCATCTTATTAAAAATAATTTGATATAATGTACAAGGCATTGATGTGGGATAGCTGTCTTCAAAAGACGAAAAAATAATTAAGAATGAATGAATGAAAAAGAGGTAATGAATGCTCAGACGGATAAATTAAAAATGAACAATCAATTTTATTTTATAAAATTCAAACTGTTTTGGGATGATAGGCACGTCGGATTCGCCCATTGGTCGGCCGAAGGAAAAGGAATGAACTATACTGGTGTTCCAGAAGGAGGTTGGAGTGGTGTATATATTCCACACAATAGAATGGAAATAATTGATATCAAATACATAGACGATGAATATTTGGAACAGAAAGAACAAAGAAAAATATTAGGAGAATCTATGGTAAGAATGATGGAACTAGGAAGATTTCACAGAGAACTTATTAATTAAAAATATGACAGAAGAAGAAAGAGAACGTAAATTTTTAGATAGTCTTCCACTTTTTGTTCATACCAAAGATGGAAAACCTTTAAGTGAAAATCAATTGAATGGACTTTTAAAATTATTAAGAGAAGATTTTGATAAGAATAATCCTATAGAATAATTTAATCACTTTAATATAATTTAGATATAATGTAAAAGGCATTGATGTGGGATAGCTGTCTTCAAAAGACGAAAAAATAATTAAGAATGAATGAATGAAAAAGAGGTAATGAATGCTCAAATGGAGAAATTCTTCTTCACATGGGTATTAGATCATCCTACACAGTTTTACAAAGTTAACCCCGAATTTTTTAAGAATGAGGATATTCAATTTATTTATAGAGTAGTTAGAGACGAGTTCAGCGTCTCTAAAAATAAAAAAACACCTACGCCGCAACAAATAGTTGCAATGATAAAACTTCGCGACCCCGAAGAAAAAGTCTCGAATAATGTTATAAAAGCCATACTTAAAAATGATAATAGTGTTCACGACCAAGATTGGTTGGAGAAGAAATTTAAAGCCTGGCGACAATCAAATCTTATTAAAAATAATATCTATGAAGGAATAGAATTAATAAGAAATCTTAAAGATTTGGATTATGATAACATCACAGATGTTACTTCAAGACTTCGTTCGATGAGTCACGAACTTTCCTTATTGGACGATGACGATGAAGATCTGGGAGCAGATTTCGATGATCCCGAAGCTCATAAACAAGACACTTCTAAAAATAAAATTCCAAGTGGATGGGGAAACGTTGATTTAATTTTACATGGTGGTTGGGATAAAGCAACATTTAATGTCCTTATGGGAGAAACAAATGTTGGAAAATCAATGTGGCTGTATAATATAGCATGTAACGCGGCGAATATGGGGAAAAATGTTGCTATCATAACTGTAGAAATGTCACAAAGAAAAGTTATGAAACGTATTGGTGCGATGCGTTTAAAAATTGATGTCGATGAATATGATGAAGTCAGCAAAGATTCCACTTTCATAAAAAATAGGATCAATCTTCTTAAAAATCAAGGAAATGGTTTATTTAATACAGAAGCTCCAGGAAAAATCTTTGTTAAAAAGTTTAACACCGGTGATTGTACCATAACAGACATTGATAATTATCTTACCAAATTGGAAGAAGTTAAAGCTGTAGATATTGATTTAATAGTAATAGACTATATAAATCTTATGTCTGTTGACAAATTGCATAAAGATATTGGAACTAATCTTTATATGAAAGGTAAGCATTTGGCTGAAGGTCTTAGATATCTAGCTGATAAATTCAATATGGCTCTAATAACAGCCACTCAAGTAGATAGAGCAGTTTGGGGAGCAAATGATATTAAATTAAACGATATTCCAGAGAGTAAAGCTGTTGCGGAAACTGCTGATAGTGTGTGGGGAATTATTCGTAATACAGAAATGAAAAAACATAACAAATATAGATTAAAAATTCTTAAACTCCGTGATGGAGATCATAAAGAAGAAACTATATTATTTGACTTCCATCCAAAATTTCTTAATATAGAAAATGATATAATGGAAGATAGTAAATAATTGAAAGGAGAGGATTACCTCTCCTTTTTTTATTTTTTTATTCGAAATATTTTATTATTTTTGTATTCTAAAATAAAAATAAATAATTATCATAAATAAAAACATAAAAGATGATAGTAAAAGAATGTCTTTGTACAGGATGTGTCGAATTTTTTGAATATAAAGATTTATATTGGGTATATAAAGAAAATCATTATGATTCTTATTGTATGAATTGTATTGAAAAGAGAGGATATACACGATATGAACCTATGGTTAAACCGAGAAAAAAGAAAGAAAAAGACGAAACAAAAGAAAATAAAACTACAAAAAAGAAAACTGTAAAAAAGAAAACATGATAGAATTTAAAAATCCAAAAATAAAAAACCCAGTCAAAATTGACTGGGTTTTTTCTTGATTTAGGAATTTATTCACATTTTTGCCAATTGCAATCTAAACAAGATACACAATTTTCTTTGAAAAGAAGATTTGTCGATCCGCAATTATCGCAAGTAGCTACACCATCATTTTTATCTTCTTTTACATACTTTCTAAGCATTCTTATCATACCTTTCTTCCAAGTTCCCATAACATCACCGTCTAAATTCAAAGATTCTATGATATTAATGACTGATGGAAGATGTATTCTATGACGAAGCAACGCACTTGTCATTTTACCAATATTCCAATATTCACGTTGGAAAGCTCTATTCAGTCCTGTCATTATTACTTCATATCCCTCTCTATCAACGTAAACAAAGTCGTATCTTGATACAAGAACACCATCTTTATTTTTAACTTTTTCTTTTCTTATTTGTCCTCTTTCTACCCAAGAAGGAACAACAAAAGATTCGGCAAAACCTGTAAATATTTCATAAGGTTCGTTATCTTTAATACCTATAAAACCGATCCATTTTTCGCCTTTATTAGTAAATCTAATAACGTCACAATCTAAAACCTTAGGACGTTTTGGAGCGTTGTTTTCTTGTGGAATGGAAACAGCGTCTTCTTCTTTTTTCTTTATAACTGTAGCCATTGTTCCGGCTCTATAAGTAGTACCACCTTTTATAGTGCCACTTTTATAAAGATCAATATAAACATGCTTGAAATCTTCATATTTATAATCATTAGGAAGATTTATTGTTTTACTCATAGAAGAATCTATATACTTAGAAATGGTTTTCATAGTATTAATATGTTCTTCTATTTTTAGATTATTTATATTTGAAGCCCAATCAGCCGAATTATCCCATTCGCCTCTTTCTTCTAAGAAACGAACACCATAATCTTTAACCACTGATTCCTTTAAAATTCCACGACCTCTATCATATTTATAGACATCTCCGTTGAATTCTATTTTAAGCATGTTTTCGTCGCCTTCCTTAATCCATTTCCAATTTTGATTTCCAGTGAATGTCTGATTAATCCAATCAACATTTTGTGGAAGAGCAAGACCGTCTGGAGCATATGGTTGAATAACTGTTCTGACATATTCAAAAAGGAACACTGGCTCCAATCCACCCGAAGCAACATTTGCGAGGATCGAGCTGTTACCCGTTGGTTGAATTGAAAGTAAATGTGAATTTCTAATTCCATGTTTCTTGATCAAATCTTTTGTTTCTTTTGATAATACTTTAAGATAATTACTCTTTGAATATTTATCAGTGTCATAAAGTAGGAAAGCTCCCTTTTCTTCAGCTAACAATGCTGATGATTGATAGGCAGTATTTGCTATAAAACTCATCAATTCTTCAGTAATTTTAAGAGCTTCGGGGCTACCATATCTTTTTTTCATTATTAAAAGAGCACTTCCATAACCAAGAATTCCAAGACCTATTCTACGTTTGTTTTTAAGATTTTGTTTCTGATCTTCCAATGGCACATAGGTAAGATCATTTACATTATCCATAAAACGAATAGCAGTGGGTATAATTTCTTTCAATTTGTCATAATCCCATCCAGATAGATCTTCTTTGATAAATTGAGTAAGATTAAGATTTCCTAAAAGACAAACACCACCAATGGGTAGAATTTGTTCGCCGCATTGCATTTGATTGATATACAAATATTTATTTTTTCCAGATTTTGTAAATTCTTTAAATTCACCGGAAAAGAAGTTATGGTATTGATCTACGGTTCCATTATAAACATTTTCAATGTTATCTAGTTCTACTGAAATTACCCTATGATTATAAACTTCAGCGTTTTCTTTTAATTCAGAAAAATTTTTAAATCCTCTTTTTGTATTTAATCTATGGGGGATGTTCTTATTAGAGCATTCATCTTCCCATTCTTTTACAAAAGGATCTCTTTTTAAATTCATTCTCAATTCTGTAAAAACATTTAGTTGTTTAACTTTATTTAATTTTGAGTTATTGTTATAATATTTATCACTGCTTATTTTTCTCTTATTTTTAATTTCTTCGTTAGTGTTTAAATATTGAGTAGAACATTTAATAGAACAAAAAGAAATTTCTCTTGTGAAATATTTTGTCCAGAATTCTTCTCCGCAAGTTTCACAAGTTTTTTCAACATAAACTTCATTATTTTCTATTTTAACATTATATCCATCATCTAAAGCTTTGTTATAAGTTTTGACGAGTCTAGGATCCATTGATATTAATTTTTCGTCTATTTTTATCTCAGATGATATTTTTTTTGAAAATTCTATAACACTGCCCAATTCAGATCTTCTAAAATTAGAGAACTGTTGAGGTAGATTATGTTCTTTAGCATATTCCATCCATTCTTTATTCGAAAATCTTCTATTTAATTTTTTGGTTAAATTTATACCATGATTTTTCAATTCTTCATTAGTAATGTTAATGTATTTAGAATTTGTTTCCCCTTTATGTGAGGCAAAATTTAATTTCCATTCATCTGACATTTTGTGATATGGATTTTTTTCACCTAACATATCTTTACTATGATATTCATCATGATCTTTCTTATTCATTTCTAATAAATTATCAATAGAATTATTTAAACTATTAAAGTCCTTGTGATGAATAACGTTCCCCTCTCCAATTTTTCCAATCAAATTATCATAAATAAACCTATGTTCGGACTTGTTAACTTTAAAATCTCCGTTATTTAACCAATAATAATCAGAACTTCTAGAATTGGCACCGGGAAATATTTCTTTTATAGATGCTTCATATTTAGTTAATAAATGAAGACTATCACCTGGTTTTAAATCCTTAGCTTCTACATATTCCCCGTTTCTAAGTCTAAACTTATGATTTCCTGTTACTCTGATTGAATGTCCATTTTCAATATTTATCTTATAAATCTGTTGATCATATCCAGTTATTCTTGGATTTCTCATGATTTTTATTGATAAATTGCCTTTTTCATCTAAACAATAAACAGGTACATCTTTACCTTCTTCTGCTAATTGTTTTATACTTACATTCATCCTCCCGTCAGCAACGGCTATTATGGTATCTCCAGCCAAGCAGGGATTTGTGGAATTAATATACTCGCAATATGAAAGGTTATTCAATCTATTCATTGTATCTACAAAAAGAACACCAGGCTCATTTCTATTATAAGTGGATTTCATTATAAGATCCCATAATTCATTAGCATCTTTGAAAGTTTTATAAATTTTTACTGGATGACCTTCTTCCACCCACTTTTTCAGATTTCCGTCCCATGTTTCATTGTAAACTTCTTTAGCTTTATCAAAATCTGGAAAAATTAAATCCCATTTTTGATTGGCTATAACTGCGTTCATGAAATCATCTGCAATTAAAACACTCATATTAAATTTATCCAATCTTCCTGGAGTTTGTTTAGCTGTAATAAATTCTTCAATATCTGGATGCCAGCAAGACATTGTGACCATTTGAGCGCCCTTTCTGATCTTCTGTTTTGCTTTTTTGTTGTCTGATCTTCTACCACTCCCAGCAGTAATAACATCAGATTGTGTGTTCCAATTATCTAGCCATTTTACAGCCCCTGGAGTATCATTGGCTATTCCTTCGATGTATCCACCCCTAGGTCTCATAACATCTGCACAAAAACCATAACCTCCTTCTGATTTTAAAATGAATGCCTGTCGACGAAGCGCTTCGAGTATTCCTGATACAGAATCTTGATGTTTGCCAACAAACCCGTCGACAAAGCAATTAATATACGTAGTTCCTCTGATTTTGGTACCAGCGTTTGATATTATTCTTCCACCAGGAACAAACTTAAAATCTTCAAGTATTTCTAGGAATTTGTTAGTCCATAGTTCTCTGTCTTTTTCAACTGAAGATATATCTTCAGCGACTCTTCTTTGAGTAGTTTCTATAGTTTCGTCTCCATATTTATACGTGTGTTCGTATATTTCAAGACTCAGCTCATTTGTAAATTGATTACCTTTCATATTCTACAATTAATTTTTTTAGTATATTATATAACTTTTAACTTAAAGGAAGTTTATCGAAAATTTATAGATTCTAGATTATTTAAGAATCCTTTTTCACGCAATTCTTTAATTATTGCTGTTGCATACTTTTTGTCCAGCAATTTATACATATTAAAAATATTATCCGTGAAATAATAAGCCAACTCTGTGAATATTTCACACTGAGTATATTGTTTATCTATATTAGCTAACAACATTTTATAGTAATTGTTAAATGTTGTTTTATTTGGTTTTCTTCTATTAGCTCTAAAATCAAGATCTGTATTCTTTTTTAATAAATGATATACGTCTTCTGATAATTTTCTTTTATTATGTACTTCATCAGCCTTTTTGCTTTCTTCTTCAAAAACGCTCCCCTTTTCTATTGGTATGTCTCCAAAATCGTAAACATCTAACTCCAAAACATTACCGCCGCTATTAGTATAAATTTCATCATCCGCGTCATTTGAAGTTTCGACTATTCTTCCATTTAAAATAGTGTCTCTTTTTAAACTATGTTTTCCATCAAGTTTGTGATTATTAGTTCCGTATTTAAACCACGTGTCCAGTTCGCTTTCAGAATCTTCTTCATAATCAATTGTATTTGAAATATCTTCCTCTGTTACTTCCGCGTCAGCGTTATCCGATTCATCTGAAAACTCTTCTTTGAATTCCTCTTGTATCAAAAGGTCTTCTTCTATTAATTCTTCTTTTATTTCATCATCATTATTTAAATTTTCGAATTCTTCATCTTTTGGATCAAACATATTTAATATTTATTTTTTTTATATAGCATAGCCATATACTTATTGATAAGTTTATATACTAACTTCAATATAAGGTTTAATAATTTTTGAAAAATAGTAGGTATAATGTTTGTATTAAAAAATAGGTCATAAAATTGGTCATGATTGTTTTTATATATATCAATAAAAATTTCTAGATTTTTAAAAAGAAATAAAAATTATGGCAAGACCAAAAAAGAATATAGCCAACGCACAAAAGGATTCCAAGACAGATGAAACCAATATCATCACAACAGAAAAAGTAAAAGAAATTATAGAAAAAGAGAGCATGGCTCTTCCTTTGAAGCGAACAGAAAGACTATGGTTCAATTCAAATGAGGGTGTTAGAAGAAAGGGCATAAAATTCGCCATGACTCAAGCTGAAATAGAAGAATACATAAGATGTAAATTGTCTGTTTATTATTTTGCCGAACATTATTGTAAGATTAAACTCGAGGATGGTAGTATAGGTCAAATGACACTAAGAGATTATCAAAAGGATATTATTAAATTATATACTGAAAATCGTTATAGTATTTTAATGGCGTCACGTCAAATTGGAAAATGTATCTCATTGAATACCAAGCTGTTATGCAAAGACGATCTAACCGGGGATATATTTTCTATTTGTATAGGGAGACTTTATTATGATAAGTTATCAGAAAATCGCAAATTAACTTTTCTTGAAAAAATAAAACTTTTTTTGTACAAAATTTTAGAAAAAATTTAAAATACTTTTACTTTTTTGACTTTAAGCCATAATTATTTTTATATATACGAATAAAGAATAGTTCGTATGGAAGATTTGATTACTTGTAAAATTTGTGGCAAACAATCTACAAGAATTTATGGTAGGCATCTCAAAAGTCACGGTTTAACATCAAAAGAATATTTAAAATTATATCCTGGTGCTCCGCTTTATAATAAATCGGATAATAAAAATACCACTAAAAATTCTGGAAAACACATGAAACAGGAAAAATATAAAAAAATGTTTTCCGAAATGTTTAGTGGTGAAAACAACCCAAACAGTAAAGCAAAGGCCACAGAAGAAGAGAGAAAAAGTAGAAGTCCTTTCTCTAAACATTTTATTAAATATAAAGATGAAAATGAAGCTTTAGAGTTTGCTAGAAAAGTTCAAAAAGAAATACCCCCAGAGAAAAGACCAATGAGAATAGAATACTATATATCTAGAGGTTATACAGAAGAAGAATCCGAAAAAATGTTAGCCAATAGACAGAAAACCTTCACTTTGAAGAAATGTATAGAAAAATACGGAGAAGAAAAAGGCAGAGAAATTTTTAGTGAAAGGCAGAAAAAATGGCAAAAAAGCTTAAACGATAACGGCAATTTGAAACACGGATTTTCAAAATCTTCTCAAATTTTATTTTATGACATACTAAAAAATTACGATTTTCAAGATCATAAAAATATATTTTTTGCCACTAAAAACAAAGAATTTAATTTACCTAAAAAAGAAGGCGGTATATGGATATATGATTATACAGATTTGAAAAATAAAAAAATGATAGAGTATAACGGCGATGAATATCATGCCAATCCAAATTATTTTGAAAAGGACGATATTTCTCACCCGTTCAGAAAACAATATACGGCCGAACAAATTTGGGAAAAAGATAAAAGAAAATTGGAAGTAGCAGAAGAAAATGGGTTCTCCGTTCATGTAGTTTGGGATTCTGAATATCGTTCGCATCCCGATAAAATTCTCCAAGAATGCCTCAACTTTCTCAAAATATAAAATCAATATATAAGTTCATGATCAAAAAATATTGTGAATATATATTAGAAAATATAAATTTCAGCGACGCTAAATATAAAAAAGGTGATATTGTTTATTATGAATATGATCCTTTGAGTATGTCAACGGATCGAAGTGGTTATTATGAAATATTTGGTGTCCATCGCACTCCAGAAAATTATCCATACATATGGTCTTATGATTTGAGTAGTACTATTAAACCAAGCGAAAGAATTTATTCAAAAGAAGATCCTTACGGTGAAGAGGATTGGGGCACACCAGACGAGTCAAAAGAAATAGTTCTTCATGCAGACGAAGAAAATATGTTTAAAACAAAAGAAGAATGTGAAGAAAATAAAAAAGAATCGTGGAGACATCCAAGATGGGATGTTTATAAAAAATATGGATTAAGTCGAAATAAATTAAAATATAAATTTAAGCCTGGTGATTCTGTTGTGATTAACGATAAAGCAGCAATCCCTTATGAAATTCAAATAGATCGAAACGAATACGAAACAGTAAACAAAAAAGAATTTGTAGGTAAAAAAGGAGTGGTTATAGATTATTGGGGAAGTTTTAATCCAATGTATTTGGTAAGATTTGATCATAAATTCAGCAAAAAACAAAACGCTGGATGGGGCGGTGGTGAGGACCCAACAAAGCAATCCGAATATTTCGATGAGGAATGTCTTGATTTTCTCAATGCTTAAAAATTTCAATTTATTTATTTAATATATAAATAAATAAAAATAAAATCAAAGAAGATGAACACGTTGAAGAACTTTGACGAATTCTTAAATGAATTGAATATAGAAACTTATGACAAACTAAAAAAATATGGTCATGAACGCAACGATCCGCGTGGCAAACGTCTCGCTACATTAGCAGGAGAACGTAAGAATAAAGTCTACGGTAATAATATAAAAGTCAAGTTGGAAGGATCTGATGAAGTTTATGATGTTCTTCTTCAACCTGGGATTGTTATGGCAGCACTTCCGACGGATAAAGATAGATATATCAAGTTTAATATTCAAAATCACTTGGATTTTGCAAATAGTTCGCGTATACGATTTATTTCGGTGGGAGATGTTGGTCGACCTGGATGTTCAATGGATATTTACGATGTCAACAATTTTCCTAAAAAATGTTATATCGATCGTAAAGGATCAAGATGGATTGCGAGTGAGATGAGTCGCTTGTTGGGAAAAGAAATTAGATCAACTCAATTACCACAATTTTAAAAAATAATCCAATGATATGAAAAGAATATATGAAGAATACGACGAAGATATGGTTCGCTACCTAAATTGCGAAATGGGCGAAGAAGAATACACAAATTACGAAAGAGATAATATCGACAGACAACCATCGGAAGATGATAACGCCGAGGTTGCACGCAGGCAAAGAATAAAAAATGAAAAGGATAGAGCTGAAGTAGAAGAATGGGAGAAACACGGTGGGAACGCTAGAGATTTTTACGGGGAACAGTCATTCGAAAAAAATAAACAATATAAAATGAAAAATCTAATGGTGTTTGAAGAGTTTTGTAAAGCTTGCATGACAGCTCCCGATGATAAGCAGTATGCAGAACTAATGAAAGGAAAAGCCAAAAGAAGCAGATACAAGGATCCCGAACACGAAAAGAAACGCAAGGCTTTCATGAAAAATTTAATGAAAGACAAAATGAAAAAATAAGATAACAATGGAAAAAAAATTTGAAAATATTAAAACATTCGAGGAATTTAAATTTGAAAAACCCGAAAAAGGAGAAGATCTTTTAATTAAAGGAGACTCTTTAGTTGGATGGTACAACGCTTTTGGTAGAATTCTTTGCGCTATTCCAACTTTAGGGACAAGTATATTAGCAGAGAATGGTATTGATTATTTAAAAGAAATGTATAAAAAACATAAATATCTGAAAAATATTATAGATAAATTATCTGAAGATGAAATGATAATGAATTTTCATGGTAATATTGATAATGACAGAGAAGTACAAAGAAGAATAAGAGAATTATTAACAGATAGAGAGCGAGAATATTTATATGATCACGTAGACAAGGTTGGAAGAATTTTTGGATTTCATTAAAAAAAAATTAAAATAACAATGGAGAAAAAACTTAAAAATATGAAAACATTCGAAGAATTTAAAATTTTTAAAAGTCCAAAAGAAAGCAAAAAAGAATATTACTGTTGGGATTGTAAACACAAATTCATGGCCAAAGAATCTGATAAAAAAGGAAAAAAGTGTCCAAATTGTGGTAGAACTAATATAGAACTTTTCACACATAAAGAACCTTCGTATTTCGGGGGAGAAAGATGGTAATAAAAAAGCCCACAGAAATGTGGGCTTTTTTCTTTTAATGAAAATTACTTCTTTTCATCGTCGTCAAAATCCGCAAATAAATCTTCGAAAGATTCTTCCTCAATTATTTCAGCTGCTGGTGTCTTTTGACCAGTTTTCTTTATTGACGATTCAGCATACGCTACTGCGCTTCCATTGAGAACCTGAACGATTTTATCAACGTTTGATCTTTTTACATCGTCCCAACCTTCTTTGTTAGGCATGTGATCATCAAGATTGACGTTAGATGGACGGCTCAAAATGATTTCTCTTATCTTAGCCTGCCATTTCTTATCAGCGATCATGATTTTGCCATTTTCATCTTCTATTGTTGGAGGAGTGACAAATTTTTGTGCTTTGTCGTTCCAAATCTTAATAGGCGAAGATGGTAAAAATGTGCTGGTGTCATAATTTGGCATATCGACGGTGCCACTTCCATTTGGATTAGGAGTTTTAACAACTTTAATAATAAGTCTAAAATCCTTGCCCGTTACGAAATCGAAAATATTACATTTCTCACCACTAACTTCGCCATTAATTTCAGCGTTGATTTTGCCCTTAATCTTAGCTCCATAAGGATAAACTAAAATCTTACCAACCAACTCTGGATGTTGCTCATCTTCTATTACCATAATATAGGAATAAAATTTAGTAGCTCTTTTAATCAAACCACTTTTGATAACATCAGCCTGATTATTGGATTTGTAAAGTTTCCAATAAGTTTGGCATAATGGGCAAGGTGTTTGTTGTGAAATATTCTTTTCACAATCATAATAACCAGCTAAGTCTGGATAATCTTCTAAAACTCCCTCGGGTTTTACGTAGTGAACATGCTTAGTAATAGCGGCTGGGCCTGTGCCCGATCCATCTAAATAAACATTTCTTAGAAATCTAATTGTTGCTTTGTAACCAGCTCCCTTTGGGTCGGCTGCGTCTTTCACGTTTGGACGATAGATACCGTCTTGATTTTTTGTTTCTTTGTTTAGAAACGCTAATTCCTCATTTTGAGTCTCATCTGATGATTCAAACAAGAAATTTTCATCTTTGTCTTTGTACTCTGCCATAATGCATACGATTTTTTTTTGTAAATGAAAGCCTTTATTCTTCCATTAATTTCATTTAAGCCTGAAAAAGCCTTGGGTGTGCTAAAAGCACCTCGTTTATTCTATATCGAACTTCTAATAAAGTTTAAAAATTCGACATTTTATATATTAAAAATATATAGTCCAAACATTGTATTTACTGTATATCCTTAATAATATTTTTAATTTTTTCACATTTTTCTTCATCATCTTTAAATTCTTCTAAAGCAATGTCCATAATAGAGTTCATAAGATTATCTGTTAATGGAATTTCCTCACTATAAGAAGAAAGTTCATCATCTACTCCTTTAAAATTGTTCAAGAATTTAACACAAAACTCGTTGAAAGTAAAACTGGGTTCGTAATCTGGTTCTACTTCTCTAATAAATTCGATAAAAGAATTAAAAATATCCTTGTAGGTTGATATATCTTCTACTATATCATTCTCAATAATTTTTCTTATCTTCATTATTCATTCCAATCTTCCTCACCATAAGGATCTTCGGGTGAGTAAATTCTTTTTGATTCTTCTTTCTTAGCTAGATATTTCGCTTCTTGAATAAGCTGTGGTGCGGCTGGGTTAATATCCGAGTTCAGGATTGAGTTAGCAAGTGCAAGTTTAGTGTATGCGATCGCAGCAGAGGCATTCACGTCGGCGTTAACAATAGATGTCGCCTTTGTAGTAAGTGCTCCATTCTCAGCCGTGTATTCCGTGTAACTAATATTTTTATCTAGATTATCAGCAATATATTGTGAGCAATCAATATTTTTATCTAGATTCTCTGCGATATATTCAGAAAAAGACATTGGAGATATACTACAAACAGATCTTCCTCCACTTATTCTACCATATTGACCAGATGTTCCACTTGGCCCACAATACCTACTTGGACCGGATGTTCCAGAAACACCATTTTTTCTAACAACAGCTTTATTACTACATTGCTGTAACGGTAATCCATATGGATTTTGAAATTCTTCTTTTTTCTCTTCCTTTATAGAAAAATTTCCAGAAGACCATTCTTTTGGATTTTCTTTTTCTTCTTCTTTTTTATCATCTTCAGACATGAAAGTGACACCACTAGAAGATAGAAATTTTGGAAAACTTTTATCATCTTTCGAAGTGGATCCGCTGTTATGGGGTAGAATCTTTTTAGGCGAAAGAGAAGATTCTTCATCTATTTTTTCTTCTATCGCGAAAAATCGATCTATTTCATCATTTTCCAATTCTTCTTTATACTTCTTGTTCAGTATTTTTGCTATCCAGTTTATCATTTTTAAATCCGTATTTATCTTTTGTCCTATCTACTATTGACATCACAATTGGAAATATGGATATCGCCATTTGACGAGGATCGTTCATGTCTGTTTTTGGATTTTCATCCATATATTTCATACACTCTGTTGTAAAATCTTGACAAAACTCATCGTATGTGTATTTATGATCTATCTTAAAAAACTCAAGAGCCTTATTTATTAAATCTACAGATTCTTTAAAAGTGTCATATCTCTCAACATAGAGTTCGCTTTCGAGTCTCTCGCGAAGATCAGTTTTCTTCTTTTCCAATTCTTCATTCATAAAACAGTACATATTTTAAATTTATATTATTTTTTTACTATTTAGTTTTCAAAATTTAATATATAGGACAAAAGATATTTCTAAATGCAGAGAACGCTAGCCACAAAAAAGAAGACTATTGTATATCCAACACCGGTTATAAAGTTTGTTGGAAATACTCCAATTCCAATAACAGGATTGACCGTAACTCAAGCTGCACAAGATGTGCAAGTGGCTCAAGAAGAAGTTGTAACTCAACAAGAAAAAGTTAATATTTATAATGATACAATATATTCAACATCTCCAAACGCTGTAAAATTATTACCTGTAATAACAAATAATAATGGTAAAATTAAATTATATACTGAAATAAATTCGAATATAAAAGTTGGAGATAGAGTGTTTTTAATGTATAATTTTTATAATAGTGGAACAACAAGTGGATACACAGATGCTATAATATTGGATAATTTTATAGAATTTTCTGGATGTACGAATTACATATATCTTCCACAATTGCAAGGATATGAAGTTTTAGAAATAAATGGCAGTAATAATGAAATAACAATAGATCGTTATTATGATTCGAGATTTGTTAATAAAAAAATATATGAGCATTATATAGGAGAGATATACATAAATAATCTCGAGATAAGAGGCGGTGAAATAGACGGTGTTGAAATAAGAAACTGCAAATTTAACAATGAAGTGAGCACGTCTATAGATATAAATTTAATTCAAGCTTTAGTTTTTAGTGGCGAATCATATTATATAAGATATAAAGACAAATATGATGAAATTTACATATCTACGAATTCAACAATTGATACTGGATTTACAACATCATTTTATAAGCCATACATATATAAAGGAGCTGATAGTTTAAACCAAGATCCAACTCCTGTATCTTCTTATTATACTAACAACAACAACGGTTATGGATATAATCATATATATAAGAACCATCTTCACAATTGTCAGATAGACAACGGCTGGTACGATTTATGTGAATTATCAGATTGTACAATAAATGGTGGCATATTTACAAATTGTAATATTAGCGGAGCATTTATTTATGGAGGAATTTTCTCAAATACTCATATTAGCGCTGATTCTTATTGGTATTATGCTATATGGAGCGGCGGAACATTTAATCAAGATGTTTGGTATGATGGTGTTTGGAATGGCGGTGAGTTTATAGGAAAAGAATGGAGAAATGGAGTTTTCAATAGCGGAACTTTCTCGGGCTCTACGTGGCGAACTGGAACATTCCAAGGTGGTAATATGTATAATAGCATTTGGAGTGGCGGAACATTCAACGGTGGAAATATTTATAATACAGAGTGGGCTGATGGAACATTCAATGGTGGAAATATGACTCAATGTAACTGGTATGGAGGTACTTCTAATGGTGGAAATATTTTAAATACAAACTGGATAAGAGGAACTTTCAACAACGGTACATTTTCTACTGGAAATTGGTATGATGGAACATTCAACGGTGGTAATATTACAAATACATTCTGGAGTGGAGGTACATTTAATGGAGGCACTTTCAATTCACAAAATAACGCTATTTCTATTTCTGGAGAAACAGTATATTTTTCAAACGAATCTAAATATTGGAGAGATGGAACATTCAACGGGGGAACATTTACAAATAGTGTTTGGAGTGGAGGCACTTTCAATAATGGAACATTTACAGACAGTAGTTTGTGGAGTGGTGGAACATTCAGATATGGAAACTTTACAAATAGTAGTTGGTTAAATGGTATATTTATAAATGGTACTGTTACAAATTCATATTTCCATAACGTAGATTGGTATAATGGTGTATGGAATAGCGGTAATATAGGAGTTAAAATATATTTAGATGAACCTACTATTAATTGGAGTGGAGGAACATTCAACAGTGGAATATTTGGAAGAAACAACTCAACAAATTATACTAACTGGTGGAATGGAAATTTTTATGGAGGAACTTTCATAAATGGAAGAGGGGCTGGGTGTAACCCCGCTGATGATAGAGGAGGTTTTTATGGAGGCACTTTCCACGATGGAACTTTTGAAGGTACTTTATTTGGAGGAGTATGGGTAAATGGTATATTCAATACAGCATGCAATAGAACTGATATAATAACATCAAAATTGGTCAGTACAAGAACTAATAAATGGACAATTTCGAAAAAATATGGAGAACTTTCATTAAAACCACCACAACAGAACATTGCAATTTAATATATAAAAAACAAGAAAAAAAATTTAATATATACTAAAAAAATAATACAAATCATATGACAAAGAATTTATACGAATTTGGCGAATTTCAAGGCAAAAGAAATATCAGCCATTTGACAGAGAACGTTCAAGCTGTTGATGATATCTACAGAGTTAGAAAAAGAATTGATATTCCAATGTCACTTGTTAATGCTTTTAAGAAGAAAGTAAAAGATGAAAGTGGTAAGAATATTAGTCAATTCTATTCAGATGTAGAATTATCTGAGGAGATTGCGGATTATATCATCACATCTTATGTTAGCATTGAAAATCTTCCTGTTAACTTAATTTTGGGTGATCAATATTCAAAAGCTCAAGGTCAAGCTCAAGCTCAAGGACAACCAGATACTGAAGGTTTAGATGAAACTCAACCAATTCAGGGTCAACCTCAAGCTCAACCACCTGCTCAACCAGGAGCTCAAGCTCAACCGGGAGCACAACCAGTTCAAGGCGCTCCTCCAGCACAGGGAGCACAAAAAACAGCAGCTCAAATTCCTCCAGCACAAGGAGGACAGGCTATATAAAAAAATAATATAAAATATAAGGTCTATTTAAATATCAAAAAATGATAGACCTTTATTTTTGAAAAGAAATGGATAGAGACGATTTAAACTTGTTATACAACATATATCGATCAAATATAAAAACGGATGATACTCCGTCTATATATGAGAGTAATAGCTCCATAAGAGTTGGAGATATACTTGTTGCCATCTATAATAAAAAAGAGATAAGAGGCGAAGTGTCCGCTGTCTACGAAAACTATTATGTTTTAAAAGGCAAAAATAATGCTTCTATCAAAGTAACTATGGATGATATAACCGAACACTATCCAAAAAACAGAACATTTGAAAAAAATGTTAGAAAATTTTCAGAAATAAAAGAAAATGTAGCCCCATCACCCACAGTGGATGAAAATGAAAAACCAGTTGAAAGAGTTCAACAAAAGAAGAAGAAAATAATTGATGAAGTCGAACAACGCGAAGAACAAAATTCGCCAGACAATCAAGTAGATTTAACAATAGAAAATACTAATTTTGATGGAATTAAAACTATTGGCAAGTTAGTTTATTACAAAGATATAAAATATTCTGAAATTACTGACATGTTCGAAAAGAAACTTTTATCAAAAGAAGAATATTGGTATCTTCTAACAGAAAAACAAAATGAAATTCATGTCATTAGAAATAATGAAAAAGGATTTGAAATTCAGCCTTTTGTTCACGCTTTAGTTGGTCATTTTTTAAAGAGTAAATCTTTAAATGAAAGTGCTCGTCAGATAAAAATATCTGGCAACAATGAATTCTCTGTAGTATCCAATATACCACCAAACATGCAAAAACCTATGTTGAATAGTTTAATTGCGTTGTTATCCGGAGTAAAAATGGATAGAAGAGTGTAAAAATCTATCATAATGATTTGGAAAGGGAGCATAAAAAGCTCCCTTTTTTATTTAAACTTTCATTCACTTATTATATAAATATTTTATGATTTTCGTTTTAAATAATATAAAATTTGGACATCCAAAACTCTACAAATATCAATTTGAATTCTTCGATGAATATTTAATAGGAAAGAAAGCGGATAAAATTATCATCATTGGTGATTTATTTTATAATACAAAACATACTACATTTCCTATTATTTCAAAAGTAAGAGATATAATAAAAAATTTAAATTGTAGTAAAATAGAATTGATTGGTAATGAATATTGTCATGAATTGTTTGAAGAATTTTTGAATAGCACATTGGATTACAATCCATATGATTTAATATCAAAAGTAAAAGATGCTTCTCTTTTTCAACTGTCGAAAGAAAATAAATGTAAAATAGGTTTTTATACATTTGAGGATGAAAAAAAATTTGTTGAAAATACTTATACTCCAAGATTCTTGGAATATAAAATAAAATCCATAGAGGAATTAGAATCTTTAGAGATAACAAAAGATTTCATTGATGTAGAGATAGATAGTGAATTATTAAATAAAGCTGAATATAAGAACAAAATAGATATTTATCTTTCCAATCATACATTTAATAATGTTTTCTACACAGAAAAGAAAAAGGAAGAAGAAAAAGTAGTATTAGATAGTAAAAATATAAATATAAGAAACATTCTTGTTAATAATGTTGAAGAAGAACTGAAGGATGAGTTGAAAGAAATCTTCACTATATATGATGAAAACCAATCCAAATTATAATTTGATAATGAAATGAATAAATTTAGTCACCCGAAAGTGACTTTTTTTATTTTATATATATTATTAGCTACTATCATAAAAATTGTTTTTTTTAAATGCTATTATCAAAAGAAATTAAAATAAAAATAAAGCAACCAAATTTAAATTATTATTTAAACAAAGGATATGCTGTAAAATTCAATGATGAAATAATCATACCCACTGAAGATCTTCCGGATTATTCCAGAGAATTAGTAAAAGTATCATGTGATATTTGTGGAAGAGAAAAAGAAATAAAATATTTTGTTTATTATAAAAATTATAAAAAATACAATCTCTACGCTTGCTCTCAGAAATGTTGTCAAGAAAAAATAAATATGACAAATAAAGAAAGGTATGGATGTAGTCGTCCAATTCAAAATAAAGACATAAGAAAAAAATTGGAAAGCACCTGTATAGATAAATATGGTTTCGGGGTTTCCTCAAAAAACGAAGATGTTATAAATAAAAATAAGATAAAATATATTCAAAGATTATTGGATAAATATAAATATTTAAATATCAATTATGTAAAAGATCATATTGCTAATTTTAATTGCGATAACGGAAAAGATCATACATTCGATATTGATTTTGCTTTACTCGGCAATAGAATAAAATATAAAACAATAATATGTCCTATATGCAATCCTATAAATTCATACTCAAAAAGCGGTAAAGAAAAACAATTATTAGAATTTATATCGTCCAATTATGACGGTGAAATTCTAACAAACAACAAAACAATTATTGGAACAGAATTAGATATATATTTACCGAGTTTAAAATTAGCCTTAGAATTTAATGGAGTGTATTGGCACAACGAATTGAACGTCCCCAACAACTATCATTTAAATAAGACGGAGATGTGCGAGGAAAAAAATATTCAACTTATACATATATTTGAGGACGATTGGACTTATAAGCAAAATATAGTAAAATCTAGAATTTTAAATCTTCTAAATAAATCCAATAAAATAATGGCCAGAAAATGTGTTATAAAAGAGATAGAAGATAAAGAAATTTTAAAAATATTTTTATATAATAATCATATTCAGGGATATGTTAATTCTAAAATGAATGTAGGATTATTTTATAATGATGAATTAGTATCATTAATGACATTCGGAAATTTGAGAAAATCATTGGGTCAAAGATCAACTGAAGGATCATATGAAATGCTTAGATTTTGTAATAAATTGAACACTAATGTTAGTGGAGGAGCTAGTCGTTTGTTTAAATATTTTGTTGATAAATATAATCCAAAAGAAATTATAAGTTACGCCGATAGATCTTGGAGTCAAGGGAATCTGTACGAAAAATTAAAATTTGTTTTGGAACACAAAACACGACCAAATTATTATTATGTTATAAACGGTATAAGGAAACATAGATTTGGTTTTAGAAAAGATAGATTGATAAAAGAAGGGGCGGATCCGAATAAAACTGAGCACGAAACGATGATAGATAAAAATATATATAGGATATATGACGCAGGTCACTTAAAATATAAATTTATAAATGATTAAAAATTTAATAAAAAATATAATTTATTTTTTAATAGAATTGATAGAAAAAATTGAGTATAAAAATTATTCATTCGATCAAGAAGATCCGTTAAAAAAGGTTATTAACTTTTTTCAAATAAATAATTTGTCTGTTGAGACTGATTACGGGTTTGTTCCTATTGAAGAAATAAATCTAACTCAACCATATGACATATATAGGTTAAAATTGGAAAATGATTTAGAACTAGAGTGTGCGGATGTTCATGGAATTTTTTGTGAAGGTCATATTATAAAGTATATTAAAAATTTAACAATCGGAGACATTGTTTTGACTAAAAGAGGACCTAGTAAAGTCAAATCTATCGAGAAATTCAAACATAAAGTTTCTATGTTCGACCTGTCCATTGCTACTAACGAACATAGTTATTACACAAACGACATACTCAGTTTAAATACAATATCAGCATCCATTGTTATTCTTCATCTGGTTTTGTTCAACGATGATAAGGGTGTTATGATTGTTGCTAACAAATCAGAAACCGTAAAAGAAATTATACATAAAATAAAAGACATATATAAGTTACTCCCATTTTTCTTAAAAACAGGTGTAACAAACTGGAACGAGAAACAAATAGCCTTTGAAAATAACAGTAGAGTTCAAAGTCAATCTAGATCTAAAGAACCAGCTATCGGTTTTGCTATTGATTTACTGTATTTGGATGAGTTCGCGAAAGTTCCAGATAATATCATTCGTGCTTACTACGGATCTGTTGTACCTACTGTATCTTCAATCGAAAACTCTAAAATTATCATTACTTCCACCCCAGATGGTTATAACTTATTCTGGGAGTTATTAACAGACGCCGAGCGTCCGCGCGAAGATCCACGATGGAATAAATATCAACCCATGAGAGTCTATTGGTATCAAGTTAAAGGTAGACGTGATACAAAACTTTATTTTATAGAATCGCGCCTTCGCCAATATAATTTAACAAAAGAAGAAGTTATAGAAAAACTAAAGGAAATAGGATATGAAACATATTATAAAAAGATAGATGGTGAAGATTGGTATTTAATAAAGTTTTTTGAGAAGGATGAAAAAACTCCACGAGATAAATGTGGAATAGATGATATAAGACAAGTGAGAATTAATGATATTATTCCACTTCCAGAGATTTGTAGAATAACAAACTGGCAGGAAGAGCAGACCGGAGTTATTGGAGGTCCTAGTATGTTCAAACAAGAGTTTGAAATTCAATTTATTACAGATGATAAATTGCTCTTCGATAGTGTAATGTTTGAAAGTTTCCAAAGCGATCAAGTAGAATTTGAAACTCCACAACTTGAAATATTTGATAAGAAATTTAGTCTTCCTTATACCAGTTTAAAGTTCATAAAAGATAGACCAGATTTATTTGATTTAGCAAGAGCGAAAGATTATTATATAACCATAGGAATTGATTTAGCTGAAGGTCTAGGATTAGATTATTCAGTCTTTAATATGTTTAGATTAATGATGAAAGACGAGAAGACAATAGAAAGAAAAAAAGATATTTACAGCAATAAGTACGATCTTTTCAAACTTGAACAAATAGGTATGTTTAGAAATAATGTTTATTCTATAAACGAAATAGCACACATATTATATTTATTAGTATTTGAAATCTTTGATCCCGAGAAAGTAAAAATAGTTGTTGAAATGAATAAGAATCTTGGCAATGATTTGATCAACAATATGCGTCACGTTTTCAATGATAACAATGATTTCATGGATGCTATATTTACAAGATATAAACATAGAGAATCAGATCAAAGACCAAAACTGGGTCTTTTAATAGGTCAAAACAAAAAATTGTTATTGAAAGATTTTCAAGATGCTATTAAAAAAGACAGTATGGTTTTACATAATGATAGTACTGTTATAGAATTGAAATCTTTCTCTAAAAAAGAAACGCCGAGTGGTGAAATAACTTTCAAATCTTCTAGTGGTAATGATGATTGTGTTATGTCGATGATCAATTTGGCAAGTTTATTCGATCATACAGATTTTAAGAATCTAGTAGATTCTTATGTTGACTATGTTTTAACAGATAGAGAAAAACAATTATTATTAAAATTCTTAGGAAACAAAGATGATGGAAGTATGATTGATTATAACTCCTATGGAAAAGCTTATAAAAGATTTTATCCAAAAATTAAGCCTGATGTAAAACCTATTCCTTTTTTGAGTCCATTTAATCAGAAACCTGGAGATATTCGAAATCCCTTTGAGCGTAAGTGGTGATAATTTCTCCTCTTCCTTTACAGATAGGACATTGTTTTTTCCCCATATATCCTCTACCGTCACACTCCGGGCAAACGACAATGATACTAATTGAATGATTTTTTGAGCTATCTGCCAATTTCAAAAATTTTTTAATTTTTCTAAAACAAAAAAAATTCTCCGGTATATATATAATATAAAATCTGTTATTATTGACGATTTAGTAAAGTTCTTAGATAATATTGAGAAATAAACATTAGAACTTTTTTCAAAAAATTTTGAGAAAAGTTTTTTTATCTCGCATAATTGATGTATCTTTGTATATCAATTTGAGATAATCAAATTATCAGTCCACAGAATGACTGAATCCTGAACGGCGAGATAACCTTTCAACCCAATAGTAGGGATTAAAAATTTGATAAATTGAATCTCAGTACTTATCAAATAAGTTCTTTGAAAATGAAAAGCTGTAAATTCAAGGAGTTCCTATAAGGAATATTGATCTGAATGGCTGGGTGATTGAGATATCTCTATATAATAGACTTTATCTTTATCGCTTGTGAGAATAGGGCACTCACTTTCATTTAAATGCTCTTGATTGCGAAAAGGCGCTTTTAAGCTCAATACAGTTAATTCTGTCCCTTTTAGCAATCCGAGTTCTTTGAAAAAAACTGGAAGTAAGGAAGGGGAATAGTCTGTGGATGCTTGAGGAGCCGCAGGGGAAACAGACGAAGAGCGGGCAGAAGTCCTCGAAGAGTAAAACCGATAGTCCTTTGGACTAGTATCGGAATGAAGCAGCCCACACTTCATTTCCAGTAAAGTAAAAGTTCTTTGAAAGATTGAAATTAAAATAATTTGTGGCGGAATAGAGGGGTAGCCAGCCCCCAACGCACTGTAGCCCATCGCTGAAAAGCGTGGGAGCGGGTGTTACAGATTTTGTGTCATAAACCTGAAATAGCCACGGTTGGCCAACCGTGAGTGACGTAAGAACCAGACAAATCGTAAGAAAACACGATGATGGCTGTATCTGGTTGGAGGAATACCAAACCTCCCATCCACCCGAAAGGGTAAAACACTGAAACCGATCATTTCTGTGGGATGTGGGCGAATAATGATTGACGAAATCCGAGGATTATGAGTAGTCAGGAATCTCATCAAATTATTTTTATTTCATTTTCTTTAATGTTTCGGACATAAGTAATCCTTCAGAAAGATGAAATAGACGGACATAAAGAAATCAATTTAAGAGCATCGTTCTCTATCTTGTGTTGGTAACGACACGAAGGTTATGTTACAAAGTTAACCTCTAACCAGCCCTTTTAATGGATCCGATAAGACGAAACGTCGACCTGGAGGAAGACAGGTGGAGGTAGAGGACACAAAAAAACCAGACTCGATGAGTCTGGTTTTTTTATGCTTACCAGTATACTGGTTGACCATTTTCTATTTTTCTAAACTCTGCTTTTTCAGAATAATATCCATTTGAAGATCCATACCAACGTATAGTTACGTGTCCTTTAAAAGTTCCTATATTATAAAATGTCCACGTCCAACTTTCTTCGTAATCTCTTAAAGGAATGTCGCGGCCTGTATCTTCTCTCGCTACAAGTATTGGTGAGCCGACCAAATCTTCTGTATCTCCGACTATATCTTCTATATGAACATGTTCACAACACTCTTGCTCGTGGTACATAATAAATTCTTCATCTTCTGTTGTTAGAAATCTAATATATCTATCGCCATCAACCTCTACAGATTTTAGAGTTTTTCCAAGTAGCATTCCTACACCTTCTTTATCTGGTTCGGGAAGTTCATCTGGAACGTCAGAATCATCTTCACTAAATTTTCCCTTATCATACCATTTAATAGCGGCATCCTCTTTAATGTATTCTCTATACATTTTTATTTTATTCATCGGGAGTTTAATTCTTTCGGTATATATTTTTTAACATACCTTTCTAATCTTTCTTCTTCCATGTATCCATATTTTAAAATAGTACATTTACCGTTTTTATCTATAATTAATGTCCTTGGAAAAGCATTAAAATCATAAGTCATCATTATATTTTTTCTAAGTTTTTCAATATTTTCTGATGTAGATATACTTATCTTATCCAAATTTTTATCATCGTGTAAAGGAGCTTGATTACCAGGTAAATCTTTTAAATCGAAAGCTTTATTATTAGTAAAAAAAGCATTCACTCCCCTTCTTCTAAGATTATAATCATCGTTGTGACCTTCACCTGTTAAAATATAATAAAAATTAATATCATTATATTTTTTTGAAACTTTTTTTAGATTAACGTAATATTTTCGACATACTCCACAATTAATATTTGAAAGCTCAATAACACAAGGAAGTTTTATATTATTTATTTTTAATAATTCTTTTAATTCTATATTATCTTTATTAATATTTACTTCAATTGGATCCTTATAATCTACATCAGCCGAAGGTTCGCATGAAGAAAATCCGCCAGATAAAGCACCAGCTATAGATAATGTCGCTGCTCCTTTTTTCCAATTAAATTCCTCGTATGTTTTTAGATTATTCACTTGTGATTGTCCATTTTTATTCTTCGTCTAGAAGATCATACTGATGTAATATATTTGAAAGGTCAAATTCTATATTTTCAAGAATATCTTCATCTTGAATTCTATTTATATTATTTTTTATTTCGTCACAATAAGTACAAATAGTATTAATGTGCTCTTCAGCGGTGTACTTACTTTCATTGAATCTCTTAATTTTCATATTATTATTTATTTTTTTTTCAACCACTCTTGATAACTCATAAAGGATTCTTGTATGGGATATCTTAAAGGTTCTTTTAAAATTATAATCTTTTTTCTAAATCTATTCAATTCATTATCAGTAACTAAATTAGTTTCTAGTGTCAATTCATTTGTAGTTAATCTATCTATTATAATTCTAAATAATTCATCTTCAGTGTTTCTTAATAATTCTTCAAAAAACTTCTGACAACTATTTGCATAATCTATATTCTTATTATCATCGTCATAAAAATCTACTTTCTTGTACCAATCCTGTTTTATTGAAACAAAACGTCCATCTTTTATTTTAAGACCGATAAGATGCTCTAATAAAACATAAACTTTCTTTAATCTATAATTTTGAGTATGACTTCCTTCACCAACGAAGAAAATTTTCGAGATTTCTATTCCTATTTTTTTAAGTTCTAATCTTAATTTATTAATCAGTTCGGAGTGATTTCTTTGATTGGATCTGGCTGTTAGTAATCCAATGTCTATAAATTTATTATATCTTAAATGTTCGATGTTACTTGATAAAATATCAAGTTCGCGTTTATCCAATATTTCTTTTCTAACTAGTGGAATGTAAGATATTCCAAATCTTTCGAGATTTTCGCTTCCACTTTTCTTCTTGATTCTTTCAAATAAATTTTTACTTATATAATAAACATGACCATTATAATCAAGTTTTAACTCATCATTTCTGAATTTACCTGCCTCGATTAAAGAAAACTCAATATTATCGAGAACAATGACAGGTTTATATGGTTTATCTTTATCAATAATCCACACATCTTCGTTCTTTATATTCCAAAGAGTTCCGTCTAAATCGTAGAACACTATTTCTTTATTCATATTTTTATATTATGATTTCCATTCTTCCTCACCATACGGATCAACGAATTTCATTTCTTCTTTTCTTCTTTTTTCTTCTTCTAAATAATCGTTATATTCTTCTTTGCTTACTTTTTCTAAATGTTCAAGTGGGGTTATGAACCATTTGGTAGTACCATTGCCAAATTCAAATGTAAAAAATTTATCAAACATGACTTTAGCGTCACCTCGCGGAAACCTTTTGCTGGGGCTATGAGTGTCGTGTTCTTCAACATCAAATAATTCTTTAACTATTCCTATTTGATTATCGAAGAAATCACTTAACGCGCCGTTTCTATCAAGTTTATGGTAACGTACTGTATCACCAACCTTTATTTCACGCTCTTCATCTGGAGTCAGCTCCTTCTTTCCAAAGATCCATTCTTCAAAAGTTTTTAGATTGTCCATTTTAATTTTTTTTTTCATTTTTATTAGAATCGGATATTTGTTTTTTATATGATGCTATATATAAAATAAAAAATCCCCATTTTTAAAATGGGGATTTGAAGTCGGGTAATCTATACTGTGATGGATTAAAGCTTTTGGCTAGATTTGATATACCGTTGATGTTTGGCATATTTTGATTTTGTTGTTTATCTTGCTCATCGTGTCGCTTCTTTTCGTTCTCATTCTTTTCATTTAACAGCTTTATATATCTTTCAAATTCATAATAAGGCCAATTATCAACGACAGACGTTGGAGTCCTTAACTGACTCATAAATTCAAATTTATTGCTGGTTAGATTCTCCCAAGAAACAGTAAAAACAGTAAAAACAGTTTTCTCAAAACTTTCCAGTTTACTTCTTTGTGAGTCTGTCCAAAAGTTTGATACCTGGTTTAAAGATACTTGAGGCCCCTTTGGGAAACGTCATATCTGTGTGGACCTCCTCGCCACACACAGGGCAATTTTGACGAAGTTCTTTAATACCAAACATCATCTTACTGACCACTTCATCCAAGAATAAGAAGGTGTCCATATCCATTTGATTTTTGAATTCTTCTTCTTTTGCTTTGATTCCATCTTCTGAAATGGTTTTTCTATCCCAAAGTGTGAATGGTATAATTTTCAAAAAAGATACGTTTGGAGTTTTATCGCCTTGTACTTTTTCTTTAATATTTTTAAAGAATATTTCTTGTAAACTAATACAAGGTGGAGCCAGTTTCCATAATTTATCTCCAATTACAAAATCAAATGTTCTATCTTGTTTATTGAAAAATGGTTCAATCTCTGGATCCATTTCATAATTAATGAATGTTTTTGGACTATCTGGAGCTGGAGTCGAACGGAATTGAATTTTAAATTCGTGATGACAATTTGAGCAAGTAACATCTTTTGCTAAATTGCTATTCTTTTGAAATGTAAGCTCACGAATCATAAATATTAAAAATAATCTATCATTATCTTTTAAATCCTTATATGTTCCCACAAGTCCACCCGGATGTTTTACTTTAACACAACGCCCGAGCATTTCATTCATCTTTTCAGTGACATCCAAAAAATTATTGTCGTCGATCGCTGAATAGGCTTGAACTTCCGCTACAGAAGCCGCTCTAATCATAATAACAGTACCTGGTTTATAAAAAACGCCAGCTGGCAATACACTTAAATCAACTGTAATATAATTTAATGTATTTCCACCCCCGACTATTGGCTCATCCACGACTGGTTGTTTTTTACTTGTTGTTGACTCTGAGATGAATCTCTCTAATGCGTCCTTTTTTTCATCTTTTTTATCTTCCATTTTATTTACTTATTTTTTATAGGTTGTCCTTTTCAATATTATATATTAAAGGAGCGGCGGCCTGGCATAAAATTAATGTTTATAATGCCAATATTTTTCTGTGCGTTGATATCTGTATTTTTCCAGATCGCCCGAACACGTTATAGATTGGGCACAAGAATATACAAATATTGATATCAAGATTAATAATATAAAGCGCGATATTCTTTTCATATGCTTTATATTCAAAAAGTTTAATAAAGTTTTTATTGAATTTACGATGGAATTCCTCTTTCCCACCATCTATCTCCGGGAGAAGCTTTCATTGAAGCTTTTATTTCCGCTTTTGCTTTCTTTTTTTCATCATCAGAATCTAATATAGTTATTCTATCTGTTTTTAAAATTTCAAAATAGTTATTTAACTCAAATTCACCAACATCAATACAACCTACAGAATGAACTTCTCCATGTTCATCCCATTCATCAATCGTATCAAAAGCATTATTGACATTAGTATATTCTTTTGTTTTCTTATTAAATTCTTCTATTCTTATTCTTTTATCGAGAATTAAATCTTCTAATCCATTTACATCATCAATTCCATTTTTTCTACAATAATCTAACACATCTTTAACTATAAAAGATTTTTCATTTTTCAAAACTTCATCAGAGAATCCTTCATTTAATTTTTCATTGACTTCTTCTATAATTTGAAGATTTTTGAATTTCTTAATTGGAAGTGAGCTTTCGTGTTCGTAATAAAAATCATAACAAACTTTCCAGTCAGTTTTATATGGAAAGACTTTTTTATCTATATAAACTTTTTCTAACATTAAATAGACATAGTTATCACTAAGAGCTACTGGATATGGAACATCATTATTTCCTATTTTTGAATAATAATCTGTTATAAATTCATCTGTTTCAAATTCATAAACTTCAGTTCCAACAAAGATATATTTTTTATGTGGAAATTCAATTAAAACACTACTATTATCATCTTCTTTATCTCCTGTCCACACTTTCTTAACATTAGAATATCTATTATATTTATTCTTTAAAATATCAACATAATTATGTTTATCATCGAATTCAATAGCATATGGCTTACCTCCATTTCCGTGAGTAACGTAAGTTTTTTCAAATATTTTAAAATTCTTTATTATCATAGATCTTGTTCCATAAATTTTTCAAAAGTCTTCATCCCATATAGTTAAATTTTCCACATTAGATATTTTCTTTAGATATCTTTCTCTGCTTTTTATTGTATCTTCATAATCTTTTTTATATTGAGGATATATTCTTTCATAAACCCTAGAGATAATTTTATCTATATCTTCTTTATTTGTTCCTATTGGAAGAACTATAGCATCAGTACTATTCTTCATTTGATCAGATAATTCTATTTCTTCATCTACATTATTTATTCTTATTACACGCCAAGATTCTAACAACAATTTACCATTCTTATCGTAGAACCAAGTAGCTCTTCCTTGATTTTCCATTCTAGCTTTGCGTACAGAAAAACCAAATATGGATATGTTCCTAGATAAATATATTACAATGATGAAATCATTGTCCCATATCTCCTCACTATAAGGATCATCTCGATATTGTTCAAAAGTTTTAATCATAAGACTATATATTAATATTTTATCTTTATTCGTCTACTCATCTTCCCTATCTATATAACATTCTCCATCATCAACTTGCACGTTACTGCCTTTGTATATAATTTTTACTTTCATACTCTTCTCCCCAATTTTCCTCATCATAAGGATCGAATTCTAAATTTTTTAATCTTATTTCTTCTTTTTTTCTTCTAATTTCTTCTTCTTTTTCTTTATCAATTATTCTTGTGCCCGAACAACGCGAACGATAAACATTATCTTCATCATCTATAAAATATATAGCACTTATATTATTTCCAGTTTTTGTAATGTGAACGTTTTTAACTTTTATGAAAAAAGTTTTTTCTTCTCCGATATTTGGCGTATCTACTCCCTGAACATTCCATCCATCAAAAACAACATCTTTTCCAATTAAAAGTTCTTTAAGATAATTTTCAAATGTAGTCATTCTTTCGATACTTAATCTATTTGCTAAATGATATTGTTTTGCTGACATATCATACAACGCCTGCGTGTCAACATATCCTTTTCTAGTGACAAATGATTGGAGTTGATCGAAATTTTCAAAAGTTTTTATCATAAAACTATATATTAAAAAGAGAAATTAATATTTGGATCTGTTTAGATTACCTTCATAGATAACACCATCTATTTCTCTTGTTGTTTTCCATAAAGGTCTCAAATTTTCTAAAGAACATACTTCTGATATGTCTGAATCTTCATCAAATTTTATTACTTGAATAATATGATCCACATGCCATTCGCCGTAATTATCCCAAGACATACCCGGAGTAAATAATTTTTCTAAATGTTTTTTTAAATCTATGGCTGAATATCCAAGCATACTTATGGTATGATCTTGTCTAGGTGTGCCTAATCTTTTTAAAGTCGAAATGAGAATGTGTCTCCACATAACACTATGAGGATTTCTTTCCTTATAATCCATCATCAATTTATTTATTCTATCTCTATTATTTTCTCTCCATATTTTATTTAAATTTTTATATTCTTCAGTTTTTCTATATTCTTTTTTCTTTTTTAATATTTCTTCTCTATTTTCTACATGATATTCCCTTTTTCTTTCTAATATTTTATCTTTCTTTTCTTCGTATCTTTGTTTATCGTATTCTTTTTCTCTATCTTTAAATCCAGGAGTCTCTTTATATTTCTTTTGAATTTCTTTGACACATTCTTTACATTCACGTCGACGCCCGTCTGAAGTGCCTCTTTTTATGTGATATTCTAATAAGGGCTTAAATTTTCCACAAACACAACAAACCTTATTGCCTTCAGTTTTAATCTCTTTTTTTAAATTACGATTTCTTATTTTATCTTTATCATTATACAATTTATTTTTACAATCCTTACATTCATTTCTATGTCCGTCCTTCATTTTATCATTTTTATCGAAATTATCGATATATTTTAATTTGCCACATATTCTACACAATTTTTGTTCCATAGATGTATTCTTTTTTTTCTTCTCAGTAATCTGAGCCATTTTTGAGCAAAAAATATAGAACTATTGTTCTATATTTTTTGTAACTACTTGATTTTCAGTAATAAAAATCCTCATAATAATCTAATGCAAATGAAGCAGTTAGATCGTGGATTTCTGTTACTGATTCCCAGTTTAGACCTTCATCCCACCCGGAGAAACCAGTTATAAAGGCGTTATGCCAAATAACACGTCTCACTACAAGTCCTTCCTTATCGTGTTGGTCAATTGTTACCGTCGCGACTAGGTTTCCTTTGTAGTTTAACTGACCAGTTTCATTATTCCAGATAAGATCGTACCAGTCTTTAATGGCTCTAAAGATTGGAACTCTACCGTTCACAACACCACTCACGTTTTGTCTTACACCAACAGATTCGTTTAAGTTAAACTTAATAGTCTGCTCTGTTAAGTGTGTTTGAGCTGGCATTGTTGGATAAATACGGGTAGAATATTTAAATCTTTGAGGTTTTACTTCAATTTTTGGATAAGCTGGTAGTGGGACGCTTGTTGCGTTTTCCAATAAAAGCGCCTTTATATCAGGTCCTAAATTTGCTGCTACTAACGGTGGTAAATCAATTTGTATTTCAAATAAACTTTTGAATAGTGGCTCCCACATATTAGTGGCTGTTGCTACGTTGGTAAAATGTGCTAAACCCATGTTTTTTTTATATTATTTTTTATATATTTACTAGTATATATTTATTTTGCTATTGTTCCTAGGTATATATTTTTCATTTTTTTTATTTTATTGTCAAAATTTAGTAAAGGAAAATCTATAAAATCCACTCAACATCGTCAATTTCTTCTTCTTCTCTACTCGTCCATGCTGGTGAGTAGTGTCTTTCTATTTTCGCTATTAATTTATCTATGTCTAAATCTAAAAGAACATTTCCATATTCTTTATTTAAGATTGCTTTTAACTTCTTTTCAAAAGTTCCTTTAGAAATCTTACCATTTAGATAACCAAAAATCAAATCTTCATTATTATTCACTATTTCAGTTTCAACTTTCATCTCTATCGGATTCTTTAATTCTTCTGAATATTTCTCAAACGTCTTTAGATTTTTCATGTTTTTAATTTTTTTTTAATGCATATGACTCATAAAAGTAGTCCATTCATCTTTTGTTATTTCACCTCTATCGAGACGTTCTTCCATGTCTTCTATCATTTTTTCTCTTTTTCTTTCCCTCTCGGCTTCCTTCTCTTCCTCTCTTCTTTTTTCTTCAGCTTTTCTGTCTTTTCTCTTTTTTATTCCAAAGGGGTCAAATTCTTCAAAGGTTTTTAAGTTTTTCATGTTTTTCATTTTTTTTAATAAAGGAGAGTTCCCGTTGGGAACTCTCCTTCGAGTTAAATATTAAGTTGTTTGTAAGAAACCGCCAGATGCAATTGTTCCTTTCTTCAAAATTGTGATGTTGTTTACAATGATACCCATACCCTTGATGATTTCGATGTATGTATCGAGAACACCCATTTGTAAGTCTATGATGTAATCAGTGTTATTTGTTTTGTCACAAATGTTCTTGAAGTCATAAATTGCATTTGTATCCAACATTTCTTTACAGATTTGATCGGCTCTGAATTTGATTTCAGCTCTGATTTCCGCTGTATTGAATCTCCAATGATAGTTAAGTAACATATCATATAGACGATTTTCAAGTTCGATGAGAACTTCTCTCGAATGGATATAGCTAAGTGACGAAAGTGGATAAACTTGAGCCGAATTTTCTGAGTTGATATTGTATCCTCTGTTTAGAGAGTAAACAATTGGATTGGCTCCCATCGAGTAGAAGTTTTCGAGATCTTCGTCTGTAAATCTCATTTCTACTGCAGCAATGTCACTCATGACTGAGAATTGAGGACCTGCGATGATCTGCCATGGATAAGCGTTTCCTAATCCGCCGTCAAATTTAGCCATATAGGCTTTGGCTATTTTTGCTGCTGGTGGTATATATTTCGAAGAATCATTCGTATCCTTAATATATGGGAAGAAATAACCTACGCAACTTCTACCAACACCCTCGCCAAAAGTGTAAAGGAAGCTTGGATTAAGATCTGGATTACCACCTTCTTTGACGTATTCTGTATTCAAAGTTCTATCATCATTGATAAAGCTTGGATTAACAGATGTTTTGAATTGTCTTGCACTTGGCATGTTTATGAAACCTAAACAATTGAGTTTCATACCACAAAGATCAACATATTCTTGCTTTGATGCGTGTGTTAAACCAAGTCCGAAGGAATCGATTAAATATCTCCAAGTTATTCTATTTTTGTTTGCCAAACCCTTAGCAAGATTTGTAGTCTTACCTATTACAGAAAGAATAGAAGTGAGTCTTGCGTCTGTTCCATTTGGCATAGAATCTGAATGAACTGTGAATGGTTTAAGTGTTATACCATTATATTCAGTTACCCAATTATCTATTGACATATAAGCTGTCGTATAATAATCGTAAGTAGATCCAGTTGGATTATTCAATATTCTAATTGGTCCATCTGTGTAAAGGATCTTAAGTGTTGTATCTACGGTATCTGTGGCTGTATTTATAATACGAACGAGTTTTCTTGGAACTGCTCCTAAAATATAACCTTCACCAGGCGCATCATAATATGATTTATCATAATATGCTTCTAAATACCAACCCTTAGTTACTTCGGAGTATCTAGTTTTATCTACATAGATGTAATTTACATTATTGAAGTCTGTAATATAACTAGTATTTTCAATCTCGAGAGTTTGTTTGTAGTTACCTCTTTCCGAATAAACTCTAAGCGATACATTACCATCACTATCTAAATAATTGATACTTACATATTCGAGATAAACCCAATCATCACCCTCGGGAGTGCTAGAGAATCTAACGGTTAAATTCTTGTCACCATCTAAGAACATTCTTAGATAGATTCTTTCTGTTGTCCCGCCAGAATCGTTGTTTCTATAGATATAGTCACCGTTGTTTATTATACCATTATAATAGTCTTGATATAATGTTGACCATTTAGCCACGATACCATAGTCTGTTGGAATGCGTGAATCACCCAAAGTGTAATTGGTTGTGATTAATCCAAGCAAAGTATCCGATCCAACAGGAGTAAAATCTAGTGAGTTGAAGCTTAATTCATTATCGATGTAATAAATTAAGAAATTACCACCGTTGTAATAATCCATTGGTTCGTGAGTTGAATCAAAATAAATTCTAAAGAATCCGTTGGTTGTTGTGCTAGGTGTGGAAATAAATGGAGATGTGATAGGATATTTACTACCATCTTTATAATTTATAATAACTGATTTACTTGTTATTATATTGGTATAAATTTCTGTGAAAATTTTGGTTTTTCTTAGTTTATTATAATCTGTATAGTTTGTAGCTCCAGAAGTTCCTAAGAAACCAATTTCAAGATATTTGACACCTCCTGATGTAAGACCACTTAATCCATAGACATCAACACCGTCCGCTAATGGAACATAACTGTTATTCTCATCAACAGTCACAGAATACCATGTCTTTGTAAAAGTTGGAGATGAACTACCATCATATTTTATGTACATGTATCCAAGAACTATCGCGTTGTTATTTGTCAATAAGAAATTAGGTTTACTTGGGGATGTCCCTAAGATTTGATTACCTTTTATAGTATGAATGGTAGAATAATCAGCACTCAAATAAACTATATCATATCTACTATAAGTGGATGCACTATTCTGTATAATAAAAGGTTCGAAGAATAATGTAGGATCTGTTAATGTTAATTCTTCGTTGAGAATATATTTGAAAGCTCCTACGCTATCATGAAATTCTTGTTTTAAACTATAAATGAAAGTGTTTGTTGGATTTGTAAATCCAGCAACTTCAACTCCTCCCTTTGTTAAAGAGACTGTAATAATATTTGAAGATATAACGCTTTTTACATAATATGGAGTTGAGCTATCAACCGGACCAAAGGATTTACTAAAATAAACGACGTCATCAACATCTACTCCAGTTGTATCTGTTATTGTGATATATATTGTAGATCCAGACGCAATAAGCTTAGTATAAAGTGCTGTTGAACCAGTTGGAGAGATATTGGTGTACCAGTTTGTATATTGAGCTGTTCTACCACTACCACTTACAAAAGAAATACTCATATCTGATCCAAAGTTACCAAAAGCGTTTGAAGGACTACTGATTGTATCCAAAATTTTTTCTGTATAACTTATACTCTCACTGATATTAGCTTTGTAAGACATAAAATCTATAGAAGTCTTCGGAATAACGTTATTTATAACGTCTTCTGTAACAACTAAAGTTTGACCGATTGTATCGATGTTTCCTTTATAAAAATCAGCATTTAAAAGAACATCTTCGTTGTAGTAACAGAATAATCCAGTTGTGTCCGTGTTTACGTTAACAACGTTCTTTATATACATATCCAAACCAGATACGTCTCTGAAATTTGGAATTAAAGAAACATCGTAGTAAGCGTTTACTGTTGTGAGACTATCATTAACGAAATCTTGAACTTTCGTTTTAATAAGACCGTTTGTGTTAAAATAAGATCCCCAATATGAATCGGCGCTCAATGTAGAGTAATCCGTATAATCACCTACAACTGATAGTAAACTGACCATATAATCAGAAATATAATCTTTCGGATTTATGAATAGGGGAACTTTATCAACTCCACCGTACCATTGCTCAGCAGAAACATCAAAACCTGTTATAGATGATTTGAACATCCAAACAGTAACTTTTTTGTCTCCCATATTTGTTATACTAAACAAATTTTGAGCTGGATTTGGTGAACCAGTTGATGAGAATTGTTCGTAAACAACATCACTAAAAGATTCTACATCTCTTTCCCAGAAATCTTGACGATTGAAAAATCTTTCATATGGAGCTGTTTCTTTATCGCTGTTGTCATATTGAGCAGACACAGAAATAGCTTCCCACTCGAGAGTATCTCTCACTGGATCTGTCTTTAATAAGTTGAGAGCCCAAATTGGACCGGCGTTTAACATATCTTCGACTGTTCTGTGGAAATATGAGCCTTTGTTTTCTAGATTCTTGTCGATCGGTCCGAATATATCCTCAAATACACCAGGGTCATCTACTCTGACTGGTTTGTTAAAAGGACCTTTTTTCGAGAAGCCAGGTACAAGATTGATCAAAACCTCTTGAACTGGACGTTCTATCATTGATAAATCTTTTTCTTCAATAAATATACCTGGGCGTTTGTACTTTCCTAAATCTTTATTATCTATTGGCATGTTTTTAAATTATTTTTTAATATGTTAAACACATATTATTTAATTCTTTTTATACTATATATTGTATAAAATTTCTCATTTTTTGATAAAAATATAACTCAAAAATATGGAATGATCCAACTTCTTACTAATTATATATAGTGTTAAGAACATGCATTGCCCTTTTTGTAAAAATAGGATAAACCGCTATGACGGACGCCATATCTATAGATGTAAAAAGAACATGAAGATATGGACTAAGGAAGGTATAAAGTTCGAATTTCTATCTTATAATTTTCCATTGATAAGTTCGAAAAATACTCTCTTCGATGAATACGTCGTGAAATTAAAAAGTCTCCCCGAGATAAAACGCGATTACAACATAAGTTACAACAATATAGTTTTTTTATTGGATTATCATGGAATAAAGAGAAGATCGATGAAAGTAAGTTCCAAACAAATATCTTCAAAAAAATATAAGAGGACATGTTTGACAAAATACGGCGTGGATAATGTATCAAAACTTCAATTTGTAAAAGATAAGAAAAGACATAGAAAATTAGACTTGGAAAAGAATGTAGAGAATTTCATAAGTCTTCGTGATGTTATTCTATCTAGCTCGATAAATATAAAAGACAATAATAGCATAGATGAAAATATAAAAAAGGATATTCAATATCTTTATAAGATATGTTATGACTATTGGTTGAATCTATCGGACGAACAAAAAGATTTCTTAATGGACAAAATATACTCTTCCGTTGAATCCAAAGTAACAAATTGTTTGGATAAATTGAACATGACTTATACGAGAAGATTTATGATAGGAAGAAAATATTTTGATATAAAGATTAATAACATATTGATAGATGTTAATGGCGATTTGTGGCACGCCAATCCAAAAATATATAAAGAAAATGATAAACTTAAATTTCCATTTAAAAAAGTTAAAGCCAAAAATATATGGGAAAAAGATAAATCCAAAAGAGAATTAGCAGAATCTTATGGTTATAAAGTCGTCTGTATTTGGGAATCTGACATAAAGGATTTGAATGATGATGAAATGATAAATTATATAACTATTATTTTATTATAATCTGAAGAATTAAAATCTAAATTGAAATAATAATATTAGAATTAAAATTTAAAAAGAAAGATTTTCATATCTACCGGAAAGAACACCAGATGGTATTAAAAATGGTATATCTAAATTTATTGTTGTTTCATAATCGTATTTATAATTTTTGAAATTTGATATTTCAAAATAATTTATATTCATATTCAATTCATCATCCTCTATAATCATCACGTATCCAAATGGTAGAAAAACTCTTTCTAATATAGTAGTATGATTTGAAGATTTCATATCAAATATCGTGGAGTACCCGTTTTGCCTGCCTTTTTTATTTGTATAATAAATAAAAATTCTATATTTTTCAGGTAAAAATTGATTTTCTTTATTTTTAATGAAATCGACCAATTCTCTATCATTTTTCAATAAATCTGTTTTTTCAGAAGAAAAAAATCCCACAATAATTTCTTTTAAAGTATTAAGAGGTTTAAATGTATAAGAATTACTATAAATTTCATTCCCTGTCATTTTTTCTTTATTCATAAAGTCCATTGCCTGATGAATGAAATCTTTAAAACCATTATTAATATAATAATTTCCAGTATCATTATTGCATTTTCTACATAATGTGTATTCATAAAAACCGTCAACTAATTTTACTTTTTTATATAAATCTATTTTAAATATGGGAGTGTTGTTGTAACAAGATCTTGGAGGCCAATGTTCTTTTGTCATTTTAGTTAATTCTCCACATATTGAACATTTTCTTGGTTGATTCGTCATTGTTTTATATTAAATTTTTAATTGAAGAACTGGCAAGTTCTTACGTTATATATCACATTTGTTTTCATGTTTGAAAAATAAATCTTTTTAGAATAGATAAATAGGAAAAGTGTTCAATGAAAATTGAGATTATTAATCACGTCGATGATTTGCTACGGATGATCATTGGATATTTCAAAAAATAGTTCCAAACGAATTAAAACCTTTAAAATAAATCTCAATTTTTTTAGTTTGGCATAGAATTTGTTGTCATATTACTAAAATAAAAATATAAATCATGAAAAAACTCATTTTTTTAATTCCATTAGTGGTAGTTTTTTTGTTTGGATGTTCTTCTACAAAACAAACTACAGCACAAAGTAGCAAGGATTATGATTATAGTATAACTGTTCCAGATAATGTAATACCAGACACTACTATAAGAAGTCAATCTTATTATGACAATTATAGCAACTATTTATCTGATGAGTCAGAACCATATACTAATATTTATATTAATATAGTAGATCCAGATCCTTTCTACACGCCTCCTTATAGCCCTTATTTGTATTTTAATTGGGGAGTTTCTTATGGATGGTGTTATCCATATTATCCATATTATTATTCTTATTATTATCCTTATTATTGTGGGTATGGACCATATTACCCATATCACGAATGGTATCCATATCATCCATATCCTCATTGGGGAGGATATCCTCACTGGGATCATCATTGGTATGACAGTCATCATCACGGTGTAAGACCTTACAATAATGGATATTACGGACACAGAACTTTTAGTGCTGGTGGGAGTTATTACAACAATAGGGTTTCTACTTATAGTAAATCTAGATCTGATGTTTCTCAACAAAGGTATCAATATAAAAGCACAAGACACACTGGTGCATACAAAACAGAATATAACAAATCCACTCCTCCTCCAAAATATTCAAGAGGTGGTACTTCCAGTTATTCTTCGCCTATGTATCGTCAAGCAAAAAGCAGTAGAGAATATTTAATTCCTAGAAGTCCTTCTCCTAGAAGTACTTCTAATAATAGTTATCAGAGAAGTTCTACTCCCCAGAAAAACTACTCTACACCACAGAGAACTCAACCTAACAATGGTTATCAGAGAAGTTCTACTCCCCAGAAAAACTACTCTACACCACAGAGAACTCAACCTACTCAACAGAAAAACTACTCTACTCCGCAGAAAAGCTACTCTACTCCGCAGAGAACTAACAATAGTTACCAGAGAAGTTCTACTCCGCAAAAAAGTTACTCTACTCCGCAGAGAAGCTCAAGCCCATCTAGAAGCAGTTATTCAAGCCCATCTAGAAGCAGCTCACCAAGTTCTCCAAGCAGATCTGGTGGCGGCGGAGGTCGTTCAAGTGGTGGTAGAAAATAAAAACCATTGATTTTAACCCCTCATAAAAAATGAGGGGTTTTTTATTTTGTGTGTTGTCGTTTTTTATATATATGAGAAAAAGAATCACATCATAAAATGACGGCATCAAAAAAATATTTGAATCTAGATACAAATGTATTATTAGAATATGAATATAATAGCACAAACATTACAGAAGATTATACTATTTGGTCTGATTTATCAAAAAACACTAGAAATTTTCTATCTACAACAAATTTAAATGATATAGATCACAACTTATTTGTTATAGATACAGTATCTAAAAAATATTCAAAAATAGATCCAACAAAATTTAATTTTTTAAAAGTCCAGCAGTACAATACTGCCCCAATGGTTTATGATAAAATCACTTTATATTTTCCGAGTAATTATAATTTTGGTGTCTATTACGGTTTCTATTTAAAAATTCAAGCTTACGATTATATTGGTAAGAACCAATATCCTCTTTCAAATTTCTATTTTGATAAATCAGAAGTTCAAGACGGGGTGTTTGCCGACGCATTGATGGATCTTTCAACCCCCTTCATTTATAACGGTAAAGAATGGAGCAAATATTTAACTTATTACGTTCCTAGTGCCTACGACACATCAAATCAAAGATTGGTAAATCCTTCCACCAATGTTGTTACTCCAGATAGTGTTAATGATCATTTAACAAACGGAACTGGTTTAAATTTGAATAGTCCTATTTATATGGAATTTTCTTTTATATCATCAAAACAAACCGTTTTTACAATTCCTTATTATTATCTTGGTGATACATATAAAACTACTATAACATTACAACCCGAATATCAAACTCTTGGAGTTGTTATAGAAGAATCAACTCAAGGAGACTTTTTTGAAATATATGGAGTGTATGACAATTCTAATGAGAATATGGATGATTTTGTTGATAAGTTGGAATCTCAAGGAAGAAGTATAAATATAGAATATGTTGTAACTTTATATGAAGAAAATCTAATAAGTGGTTTTCCTATCACTTTCTTAGTAACAGAAAATTTTGCTCAGAAAATAGAATATCGCCCAATTATAAAATATTCAAATACTACAGCAGCAATTGATGTTGAAATGAAAATAATAGACTTGGTTGATAATAGTTCGTTTAGTAAATTTGCATCAATAGGTTTGACTAGTAATCTTTTAAAATATGGAAAGACTTTATCAAAATTGGAAGTTTCTAATCTATCTAAACCTAAAATTTATAATTATAAATATGATAAAGTATATGAATTTAAAACTACATCTAATGTTGTTGATGTCAATATTGTTAAAGTTCCTTTTCCTATATTAATAAACAATTATAAAATATTGGCTAATAACTACAATCCAGGAACAGATAATGAATACAAAGGGATGGGATTGTTGAATATAATTCTAACTCCTTTTGATAATATTATGAAATTTCAAATAGCTATACAAAAAACTCCAGATGGTCCGATAACACCATATAATTTGAGCGAACTTATGCTCAATTCTAAATTGAATTTAGTTTTTAAATCAGACTCAAAAACAGTTGAAAAAGACATTTATTATCAAACAGATGAAAATAGATTTGATGTTGGTGTAGTAGTTTTTAAAGTTAATCAGGAAGATATACCTGTTCTAAAGCAAATGAATAAAGAAAAATCTGATAATTTCTACATAATTCTAAATTCTAATAAAACAAAAACTCTATTATATTCTGGCAAATTTAAAATATTTGAGAATCTAAAATTCTTGGATGTTAAAACATCCACAACTTCATCCGCAACCGGTTTGACAACAGTGGATCTAGCTTTGAAGGATATTCCAAATGCAACAGGAGGAGTTACAACATCTGACGCCAAAGCATCAGCTCAAGTAGCTTCATCGACGAGCGCTGGTGTAAACGATATTATACCCCCACAATTTGACGCTGACGGATTACCTCTTCTTGATTCCGACTCCCGCGGAACACTCGATCAATATAAAAATGTAATAGTGTGGGTTAAAGCTGGGATTACAAACGCTCAAATAGATGAAGTCGTGTCTAATTTAAATAATATTGGTGTTAATATATTCTACGCCTATCAAACACCGCAGAGTATAGGCAATACAGTTATCATCTTAGAAAGATTGGGAATAGAAAAAATCGTTAAGGTTCAAGCGGTGACAAATGTTGTTAATGTAAAAGCGCTTGGATTAGACTTTGGTTGGACCAAAACAAACAATAACATCAATTTCGATCAATTTGGAACTGTAATAAAATCTAATATTATATCTAATATTAACACACAGGCAAATTCGGCTGGAAATAATAATCTAATGGATTAAAATTACAACACGCCGTCAAATAAAGATATAGCATCCCATATATTCGTGGAAGCATCTTTGACGGTTAAACATTTCATCGTGGATAGTGTTGTGCCTGTTACTCCATCTATTGTACTAGTTGATAATCTTTGAACTGAAATATCTCCATCAGATGCGTTTTTAATTTTCATTTCTCTAAAATCACCAACAGCCTCGTGTAACGTGATTGTTGTTCCACTATATATAACCCTGACATACGTATCTCCCGATGTAGTTGTATAACCAGACGATGATATTGTTATTCCAGATAAGTCATAAAACCCACTGGGTTCGATGACGACCAATCCTCCAACTCCGTTAGGTATAAAAGATATTAAATATTCTTCATTATTGGAAATACTTCCAGTACTAGCTGCTAAACAAGTTATTCCACTGAAAGTATATAAATTTACTGAAACAGTAGCTCCAGATAATACAGAATATATTCCAAATAAAGAAGCATCATATCTATTTTCAATTTTTAAAAGTCCTTGTTGCCAACTATCTAGCCAACCAGGAGGACTTGTAGATCCTAATATTCCACCATCAGCGTCTTTTTTATTTATAGTAACCTTATTTAATAAACTAAATTCATAACCACCAGATCCAGTTGCATAAAATCCTGATGTGCCGGGTGTCGCTGATGTTGAAGCCAACCATCTTCTTGTTGATCCACCATATCCGCCACTAAATCCACTGCTACCAGAAGTACCGTAAAAAGTGCCGTCTACTCCAGACGAACCACTCGTGCCAGTTAAACCGCTACTACCCGAAGTGCCAGTGATACCACTAGTGCCACTAGTGCCACTTCTACCACTTGTGCCACTCGATCCGCTCGTACCACTACTACCATTTATTCCTGATGTGCCACTAGTTCCATCTACACCAGAACTTCCACTAATACCACTACTTCCACTTCCGCTAGTTCCAGCTGTTCCCGAAGATCCAAAGAACGAACCATCCAATCCATCTTTACCAGAAGATCCACTAGTTCCAGCAGTGCCACTTAAAGTAGAACCACTTACAATATGCCCCACCTGACCTTGATCATCTTTTTGCCACATCAAACCGGATGTGTCAAAACCAAAATAAACATATCCTGGTTCTGGACTACTTATTGTATATGGATCGATTGTTTGAAATTTTCTAAAACTCATCGTGTGTTTTATTTTATAAACCTATATATTAAAAATTGATATGGAAAAAATTAAACATAATTCACAACAATTACTATATATTTAAAAATTAAGCCATCATTATATGAAAAAACTTCTGTCTATTACGCCACATCTCAGCACGGGAGGACAACCCCAAGTACTTGTAAAAAGAGTGGAATTAGTTAAAGACGACCTAGATATTTATGTTGTAGAATTTAACAATTATTCAAATGATTTTGTTATCCAGAAAAATAGATTAAAAAAACTTTTAAAACCAGATCATTTTTTTACATTGGGTGATAACAAAAGCGAAATACTTGACATTATAAATAAAGTACAACCAGATTTTGTTCATTTTGAAGAAATTCCAGAACTTTTTAATATAGATTTCAATCTAGCCAAACAGATCTATAAGAAAGATAGAAAATATAAAATATTTGAAACCACACATTCTTCTGATTATAATGTGGATGATAAAATTTTCTTTCCAGATAAATTCTTGTTTGTATCACAATACAATTGCTTTAAATTTAATAAGTTTGGAATACCAACTGAAGTTATAGAATATCCTGTCGAGAAAAAGAAAAGAGACCCCAAAAGAAAAGAAGAAGCTATGAAGAAAATAGGTCTTGATCCTAACTTCAAACACGTTGTTAATGTTGGCTTATTTACTCCAAGAAAAAATCAGGCTCACGCTTTTGAGATAGCTAGACTTTTAAAAGATTGTCCTGTTAAATTTCATTTTATTGGAAATCAGGCTGATAATTTTCAAGATTATTGGCGTCCACTTTTAAAGATAAAACCAAAGAATTGTATATTATGGAATGAAAGAGACGATGTTGATGATTTTCTAGATGCGTGCGATCTATTTTTATTTACATCAAGAGGATTTCGTTGGAATAAAGAATTGAATCCATTGGTTATAAAAGAAGCTCTCGAGCATCAACTTCCACAGTTTATTTTTCCATTAGACGTTTACAATAGAAAATATGATACAGAAGATACTGTTCATTATTTACACGGTGATGTTGAAATAGATGCTGGATTAGTTAGAAATTTCTTATTTCCAAGTGATATAAAAACTGATAAAAAATATAAGATAAGAATTGTTCATCTTTTATTGGAAGAAGACGATAGAAAAGCCGATCCGATAAAAGGAATGGAGAAACTCAAAGAATATGGAATTGATTATGTTCAACATATCAATAAAAGATTCACTGGAACTCCGCCACGTGAGATGTGTTCTAGACCACAAGATGTTGGAAGAATTGGAGCATACGCTTTACGCGGCCCACATTACGGTCACTATACATCTTTCAGAAAAGCTATTTTTAATGAATTTACAGACGATGTAGATTTTCTTATGGTGATGGAAGCTGATTGCAAACTCACTATACCTATGGATGAGTTTGTTGATAAAATAATGCAAGTTTGTGATGAAATGAATGCTCGTAGAATTTATTATTTTTCTTTTGGAGATAATAGAAATCTAAGAACTGGTGAAATGGTATCAGATAATCACGGACAAATAAACGAATGGATGTATATTACAAATAAGATCATTGCTACTCAATGTGTTATGTTTCCAAAATTCGGTAGAGATTTTATGTTAAGATCTTTTGAAACAGAATTGTGGGACGTTGGAGATCTATATTTCAATAATATATTCAGATATAAAGCAAAAGGAATCGCCCCGCGTTTAACTACACAAAAAGAAGGATATTCCGCTATTCAAGGTGAAAGTATAGAACATTTTTTATTGAAAAATTTATCTAATCTATTAAAAGATAAAAATCCAAACGATATTATTGTAGAATTTAATAAAGAAGATCAGAAATTTCATTTTTGTTTGAGTGATTTTTATCAAAATGATATTGATGATATATCTATAGTCGTAAATGCTGATAATAATAAAAACATATATACAGTCAAAACCAAACTTTCTCCGATGAGTCCTACATGGATTCAAATATATGGACATCAAAAATACAACGAATTTTCTTTTGATTTCTATCATAATCAAGAATATTTATTCAACAAGAAATTAACTATAAATTTGACTCCTGATTCTGAAAATGTTAGAAAAGAACTACATGAAATAGTGGAAAAAGAAACAGATAGAATGAAAAATATTAAAGTTGATGAAATTCCATCGAAAGATGATTTTGAATTAGATTTTAAGATTGGAGAAAATAAACTATATCTTCCATATAAAGGAAATCTTAAAGATGTTTTCTTAGACATAAGAGTTAAAAATATTGAAACAAAAGACAATGTTTTTACAGTTGATGGTTTGCGTTTTAACAATAATGAATACATCAATTGGATACAACCCGGACAAAATCTTTATTTGAGCGATCCTACTTTCTGTGGATTTGAAGTGGATTATTTAAGAGATGATAAAATTTTATTTACACATCAACTTAGATTAAGAAATAAAAATGAAAAAATAGAGGAACCAAAACCTTTAGAATTCAAAAAAATTGATTCTACTAAGGATACCAAAAACTTATTTGTTGTTCTTACATATCCAGATACAAAAATAAAAGAATTTACAACTGATAAATGTTTAAATAATTTAAGAGAATCAAATTTAAGAATTTTATTGGCTTCACATTATCCTGTCTCTAAGAATTTGCAAGAAAAAGCAGATTATTATTTATATGATTCTTATAATCCTTTGATATCTCATACTTTATATAATTTTTATTGGTCAGAGATGCAAAACGGTAAAGTTGAGATAAGACTAGACAAACTTCAAAAGAAATCCAATTTAAATCAATCATTAACCGTATTAACTAACATAGAAAATGCCATAAAGTTTGCAAAAACCGCTGGTTATGACAATATTGTAAGTGTTAGTTATGATTTTATATTAAATAATAGTAATATAGAATTGATTAACAATATCCTAAATAAGATGAAAGAAGAAAATAAAAAAGGATATTTCATGAGGTATAAAGAAGGCGATATGACTTTATATAAATCTGTATTCTTTATGGTTAATGTTGATTTCTATACGAAAGTTTTCGATAAGAAAACTCGTACTCCCGAGGAATATAATGCAGAATGTCAACGTGTTGGAGCTCATAATTTCTTGGAGAATTATTTTTATAATAAACTTTCACCTTATACTAACGATCTCATAATTGAAGATACAGATGAAGAAAAATTATTTAAAAATCCAAACATAAATATTTTCTCTGGAGTTGAATATCTAGCGATACTGCCAATTAAAGATCAACCCGCTAGTTTTATGGTATGGTTTAATTCTTCAAATAATAAAGATGATAGAAGAATAGAATTTACATATGATAATAATGGAAACATCGAGAAATCAACTCATTTTATAAAAAATAGAACTTTTTATTCAAAGAAAATATCTTTAAAAGATGGTGATAATTATAATATAACAGCATCTTTTATAGATTCCGCTTCACAACAAGAAGTTGATAAACAAACATTTAATATTAATATTGGTAATTATCAAGATATTTTAGAAAATGGATTGTTTACAGAAAGAAATGAAATTAAAGAAATAGAAATTGAAGAAATTAAAGTAAAAGATAGCGATATAATTCTTCCAATAACATCACAAAATGATAGTGTAGATATCACATTTAATATAGAAGAAAATAAAATTTATTTTACTTATAAAGGAAAAGATGCTGTATCTTATGACATTTGGGTAGTTGATATAGATTCTTATTTTCCAATATTTAGTTCTAATATAGAATTTTCCGAATATAATAGAAATTATTGGATATTTGCAGGCGAGCCTTTGTATAAGATGTATGATCAATTCAATGGTTATAAAATATTGTTTAAAGATGTAGAAACAAAAAGGACATTGTTTGAAAAAGATATAAAATTAAGAGAGAATCCGCCTATATGTCCAACCAAATTTGAATTCGAGACTCCGTGTTTGGAATTTCGTAATTATTTTGAAGCTTTCTATGATGAAGTATGGCGAGATTTAAATCTAAATGATAAAGATACTTGTGTTGTCGACTTAGGTTCTGGCGTTGGAACTTTTGTAGCTTACGCATTAAAGAAAGGTTGTAGAAATGTAATTGGAGTAGAGGTAGATGATAAATGTTATAAATCCACTTTAAATACTTTTAAAAATAATACCAATGTATCTTTTATAAATAAAGCTATTTATTCTGAAAGTAACAAAGAATTGACATTCCATTTTTGGGCTACTGAAAATACAACATACGCCGGAACATTAATAGAAGATTGGATTAAAAATGAACACGATGCTGGAAATATTATTACTAAAAAAGTAAAAACTATAACTATTGATGATATTATCAGAATGTATAATATAAGTAAGATAAACGCCATGAAAATAGATATAGAAGGCGGAGAATACGAATTATTTGATAAGATAAGTGAATTTACTTTATCAAAAATAGATAGAATTCTATTAGAATTTCATATGAATACTGATAATAGATTGGATAAAGTTATAGATAAAATGACGAAGAATGGATTTAAACACGACGTTTATAAAATGAGATCAAAATTTTTGAATAATAAAGATATAAATATAAACGAAGGTCTTGGAATGGGAACTGTAATTTTCTACAGATAAAATAAAAGAAAAAATGAATGAGTAAAATATTTGGGTTTAATGCTGGAGATCACGATAAAGTTATTGCTTATGTAGAAGATGGTGAAATAAAATATGCCATTGAAGAAGAAAGAATGAATAGGATAAAATCGGGTGATGATCGCCTCTGGGGATATCCCGAATTATCTTACAAAGTTATATTGGATAAAACTGGAGTGGATTTGAAAAGCGCTGATTATATTGTAAGTGCTATTCCAGATTATATCTTTGAAACTCCAGGAATAGGTACGTTTAGTCCGCTAAAAGATCTGAATATTAAAAAATATGATCATCACTACTCTCACGCAGCATCGGCGTATTATACATCTGCATATAAAAAAGATGATAAAGTTTTAATAGTAAGTATTGACGGTGAAGGTGATTATTCTTACGGTAAAATATTTTTAGCAGAAAATGGAAAAATGAAATTGGTAAAAAATCTGCCAGTATATCTTTATTCTTCAGCTGCTACTATGTATGGATATGTTACTGTATCTTTGGGTTGGAAAATAAATAAAGATGAAGGAAAAACTGTAGGATTAGCTGGTAATGGAAAATATGACGAAAAATTATATAAATATTTTCATAAAATATTTCATCACGATGGAGAATATGGGTTTCTTCCTCCGAATCCCGAAGGTAAGACAAAGTTTTTAACTGAAAGATTAAAAAATGCTGGATTATATACAAAGGAAGGAATGGCCGATGTTGCATATAACGTCCAATTATTAGTTGAGAATGAATTGATAAAATTTTTCAATTTTCTTCACTCTCAATATCCAGATTATCGTAAAATATGTTTAGCTGGTGGATTATTCGCCAATGTTAAATTAAACCAGAAAATAAACGAACTCGCGTGGGTTGATGAAATTTATGTAGTCCCACCTATGGGTGATAACGGTCTTGCAATAGGATGTGCTCTTTTGAAGGCTGTTGAACTTGGCGAAAGAGAAGTAAAACGTTTTAATGATGTTTTTCTTGGAAGAGAATATTCTGACGATGAAATAGAAATAGCATCAAAAAAATATAATTTTACTCGCGAGCGTTATATTTCAAGTGAAATTGCGAAAGAATTAAACGATGGTAAAATAGTTGGATTCTTCAAAGGAAGATTTGAACACGGACCAAGAGCTCTCGGTGCTAGATCTATTTTGGTTAGACCGACTGATAAGGGCACACACGAAATGTTAAACAACAGATTGAAAAGAGATGAGGTTATGCCTTTCGCTCCAATAGTAATGAGTGAACATGCAAATGAAATATTCTATGCTAATAAATCTCAATATACAGCAGAGTTTATGACTTTATGTTATACGACTCGCCCCGAGTGGGTTGATAGAATACCCGCTGTTATTCATCACGTAGATTTTTCATCACGGCCGCAAATAGTCTTTAAAGAAAGAGGCCCACATTTTTATGAAATTTTAAATGAGTACTACAAGTTATCACATATTCCAGTTTTACTTAATACGTCATTCAACGGTCATGGTGAGCCTATTATTGACAAACCAGATCATGCTTTCGAACATCTCAAAAATAGAACTGTTGATATGCTAGTAATGGAAAACTATGTATATAAAAATAAAGAATAAGAAAAATGCTGACAAATTCTTTTAAAATAACATTTAATCCGCAACCAAAAATAGAAATAACAGGGTCTGTTGCTATGTTCTATTTAATAGAAATTTATGAATATAGAAACGGTGAGAAACAATTCATAACAGACCTTTCTATAAACACAAACAACTGGGTTACATGTCTAAGAGAATGGTATGGAGATTATTGTATAGAAGTATGGCAGTGGGATGAAATAAATGGAATGATAAAAGTTTTTGAAAGTGATTATGATGATGATGGAAAGGATGTTTTAATAAATTTAGATACAGGTCGTTTAAATGAGGCTATCGTTTGGTATGAAAGTGCATTAGAATATAAAAAACAACATGGATGTAATTTATTTATCAAGACAAACCATAAAGATTATATCGCTGATATAGATCCATCTGTAAAATTTGTAGATAATGTAAATAATGATAATTATTATGCAATATACAACATAGGAAAATATGATACTGAGATCGAATGGAATAAAAGATTGACAGAAACTCTATACAGTAAAGTTTTTACTAAAAATCGTGAGTACTGCTCTTACAGAAATCCTAGAGATTGGCACAATTTATCTATGAATGATGTGGCTGATGACATATTAGGATTGAATAAATTTTAAAAATAAATAAATTAAAAATGAGAATAGCACAAATAAATCTTGGAGCAATTGAAATTCCACCAAAGTCTTGGGGAGCCATTGAAAAAGTTATATGGAATTATAAACTTCAATTGGAAAAATTAGGTCATACTGTTGATGTGGTTTTTCCTTGGGAAACTATAGAAAATGGAATTATGAAATATGATATAGTTCATTTTCACGCGGCAAATCAAGCTGTAGAGTCTTGGAATGATCATCAAATGCCTTATGTGTTTTCAATACACGATCATCACGTAGTTAGATATGGTAAAAACTCATTATTTTATCAGAATTTAGCAGCTATTAAAAAATCCACCGCTTCTATAACATATGCGGAATATTTAGTAGATTATTTTGACACAACTGATAAATTATTTTATTTGCCTCACGGTGTAGATAATTCAATATATCACGATAAAGGAATAAAACACAGTGAGCACAAACTTCTTTGTGTTGCTAACAACGGTTATGCTAATGATAAATTTGCAGACAGAAAAGGATTTCGTTATGCTATAGAGGCAGCAAAAGAGTTAAATCTTCCAATAACAATAGTTGGTCCAGATAATAATAAAAATTTCTTTAGTGTAAATGAAGATCTTTTGAAATATGAAAAATTAAATTTTATAAAGGATCCTTCAGAAACAGAATTGATTGATATTTATAATGATCATACAATATTCTTACATCCATCTGAATTAGAGGCAGGTCATCCTAATTTAACATTAGTTGAAGCGTTGGCTTGCGGTCTTCCTATTGTTGGAACTTATGATGGTAAAAAGCCTTTAGATGGTCTTGTGAAATGTTTAAGAAACACAGCAGATGTTACTAATAAGATAAAATTAGTAATGAAAGATTATGATCATTACAAATCGCTTACTCGTATATCAGCAAAGAAATATGATTGGAGTAATGTTGTTAAAGAATTGAATGACTTTTATCATTTTGTAGTTTCTGTTAAGAACAATTTTACACGCGAAGACATGCGTCAACATGTTTTAGAAGCTTATAACAATACAGATATTTTAGCTAAAGATCATACAGATCCAAAAATGAATTATAATGTTCATTTTAATGGTAGAGATGGAAGTTCGGGATGTTTCTTTGAAATGAAATGTTTAACTGAAAAGAAAATAAATGTTGAATTCATAGATAGAACAGATGGTGAAGATAAACTCGTTTGGCGATTAGACATGACTTCTAATCGTTGGGCAATGCCACCAATCACATATTATAGAAAGTGGAGAATAAAAGTAAGTGGTGATGATAATAGAATATTTGATTTTGAACCCGAGGGGAAGAATGTTTTGATAAACTTCCATAGTGCATCATTGGGAGATTCTATAGCATGGATACCTTATGTAGAAGAATTTAGAAAAAAACATAATTGTGTAATGTATTGCTCGACACATCATAATAATCTATTTGAAAGCGTGTACAAAGATATTACTTTCATAAAACCGGGTAACGCTCCAGAAAATACTTATGCTACATATAATATTGGTTGGTTTTCACCGCCTTGGGGAGGAAATAGAAATCAACAACCAAATGATTATAGATTGATCCCTTTACAACAAACAATTACAGATATAATAGGTCTTCCATATAAAGAAATTAGACCGAAAGTAGCCGTTGTGGATAAAGAGCGTCCAATACAAGAAAAATATGTTGTTATTGCTGAATTCTCAACAGCCAATGCCAAACATTGGCATTATAAAAATGGATGGCAGACTATAGTAGATTATCTCAATAGCAAAGGTTATAAAGTAATGGTAATCAGTAGACAAGGTACTATTTTAAAGAATATTAAAAATGAATGTGGTGAGCAGTCCATAGAGCGCAGAATAAACCAAATAAGACACGCGGAATTTATGATAACAATAGGAAGCGGTTTGGCTTGGGTAGCGTGGGCATTGGGAAAGAAAGTTGTTATGATATCTGGCTTTTCAAAACCATTCTGTGAATTTCAAGAAAATTGCATCAGAATAATAAATGAAAATGTTTGTAATGGATGTTTCAATGACAAGAGATATGAATTTGACAGAGGTGATTGGGATTGGTGCCCGGCTCATAAAGGAACTGACAGAATGTTTGAATGTAGTAAATCTATTACCCCAGAAATGGTAATTCAAGCAATGGAAAATGGCGGATTAATTAAAAAAGAATAAAATAAAATGGAAGGCACTTCAGGAATAAGTGGATGGTCTGGACACGGACATGCAGCGGGTCCAGATCGTTCAAAAGATCAATACGAAGCTGGTTTGATCCTTGATAATCTTAATTTATCAGATGATGAAATCAAAGAGGTTCTTAAAGAAGAACTCGAAAAAGGTGAGATTGAGTTTCTAAATAAACCATTTGGTAATTCTGGTCAAGCAATACGTAGGAAAGATAATAAATATGTACATATGCAAAAATATATGGATAAAATACTTGACTATCAAAAAGAAAAATATGGAACAATCGAAGAATAAGAAACTATATCATTTCTTCAAAAATGTAACAATCAGATTGGGTTATTCAGATTGGAAGATTCATTTTTGTAATGATAATTATTGTTGGAAACGCATCAAAACAATTGATATCAATCCAAATTACGACGGCGATCCACGTCAAATTATTCTTCATGAAATAGCTCATATAGATACGGCTAGATTTTGCAATCAAAAACACAATCCTTCTTTTTGGAAAAGATTAGAGAATCTGAATCGAAAATTTCTTCATTGTGATTTAGATAGTCATCAAATAGAACATAAAAAATATATGAGTGAAGGATTCTACTCTTTAAAATATAAATAATATTTTTAATATATACTAGAAAGAAATTCTGTTATATGAAAAATATTCTAAGATTTGAAGAATTCTCAGAAATAAGCGAGGCTAAAAGTCCCGAAGAAGAAATTAAAGAAATAGAGAAAGAAGAGCGAGAAAGATACGCCGAAATGGAAGCTGAAGAAAAGAAAAAGCAAAGAAAAATGATGGAAGAAGGCGAAAAACAGTCTAGACCATTTAGAGAAGAATATCTTAGAAAACAAAAATCATCTTCCGAACCAATCGCAAAAGATGATACAGCGGCGGAATTTAAAAAAATAGCAGCCAGATCCAGTAAAGAAATTAAAGAAATAGAGAAAGAAGAGCGAGAAAGATACGCCGAAATGGAAGCTGAAGAAAAGAAAAAGCAAAGAAAAATGATGGAAGAAGGCGAAAAGGAATCAAAGAAAAGATATTTCAATGACTTTATGTGGGACAAGAAAAAATCTTCAAAACCGCAATCAAGACAAGAATTCAATACTACAGGATTATTGAGTAGAGTACCAACCAATCCATTTTCAGCACACGATTTTAATAAATTAATAAGATCTAAGGCTTTAATAAATGATGAAAAAAATCCAGATTTCTATTGGAATTATAAAAATGGGAAAAGAGTTGGATTCAGAGTAATAAAAAGATAATCAATTATTTTAATAATTTTATTAAATCCTCCATTATAATTGATACTAATTTTTTACCATCCAGTTCAACATTATCTATGTTACGAATAATACTAAATTTATCATTACCATCAATTTCCAGTTTTTCAACATATGGCTTTATTTTTTCATTTTTTTCATAATAAGATTTAAGATTATCAACAAATATTTTTAAATTAACACCCTTTTTATTGTTATATTTGATCATTTTTATTTCATCACTATTTTCGTTCTGATTTTCGACAATAATATACCACAATTTTTGTTTGGATATTTTAATTCTCTCCAAAAAAGTATAAGACTGGGCAGCTTTAGTATTCTTTGGCATTTTAGCTACTTTACCATAAACACGTATATTTTCATCTTTTATTTCTTCTTCTGCCATTGTCTAATTTTGATTTTTTGTTATATATAGAACAAAATAGGTCTAAAAGTTTAATATATCTCTATTCCTATTCCCTCGAGCATTTCTATTTCATCCATAGTGAATTGATCTCTGGTTTCACATTCAAAATAATATTTACTAAATCCACTTTCTTCCATAATGTCATTTAATCTATTTTCCATCTCAACAGGATCGTTTGTAAAAACTATATCGCCAGAAAAAATAGCTGACGAATTTCTATCAATGACAGAAACCGCTATATGTCTTATTGGAGCTTTATCACTCCAATTTTCTTCACCATAAGGATCTAAATCTGCAAATTGTTCAAATGTTTTCATTTAAGATTATTAGTTTTCTATTAGTTATTTTATCCGGCGCCGCCCCATCCCAATCTTTTTAAACAGGAACTATTAAACCACCCGCTCATTTTATCAAAATCAACGAGTATGACGGTTTCTCCTCCTAGTGTTCTAGCAGGAGACATTCTCGCCATGCCAACATCACCTATTTCAATATCATCAGCGTCAATAAAAACGCCATTAAGTAAACCACCAAGTAAATGAGCTGATTTATTATTAATTAATTTTACAATATCACCTATACCAATGACTACTTCATCATTCCAGTCTTCTTCGCCGTAAGGATCCATTTCATTATTTTTAAATTGCTCAAAAGTTCTCATAACAGAGAATATATATAAAAAGGAAAAAATTGTTTTTGGATACTTTTAATTTGGTTCTAATTATTAATGTCATATCCTAAATTTTTAAAATGATCTTTATTATTATAATTTAATCTTATTTGAACTGTTTCGGATAATATCATATATGCGATTTTTATCGTATAAATAAATAAAATAAGGTCAAAATGAGTAATTTTTGTAATTAATTTGGATGTTTATTATAATAACGAGAAACTGTGTAATTATAAAAATTTCTGAGAGGTAATTGTGTTTCAATTCCCCAAACAAATAATTGTTGTATTCTAAGACAAAAATCATTAACCGTGTCATTTCTACGTGCGTACTCGGGCATCATTTTATTTAAAAGTTCGGTTTCATAATCAAAATGGACATGAATCTCATTATCTTTTCTATGCTTTAAATCATAAAGCTCTTTTATTTGTGATTCTCTTTCTATCATGCGTGTATATATTTAATTAACGATCGCCTCTTTCATATTCTTTTTCTCTTTGGTATTCATACCATTCATCGGGGTCAGGACCTATTTCTTCATCTTCTTCATCTGGCTCACAGAGTTCTAATAAATCACCCATGTCTCTTTTTACAGCGTCATAGTTTTCTTGATCAAGAGCTAATGATGCGTCTTCATTTTCTGGATTTAGTTCATACAAGATTTCATCAAAGATTGGAACATTTTCAATTTCTCTTTTTTTTCTTAGACATATATATTTCAAGCATTCATCAATGAATGAATTATTAAATTGTTTAAGAAACTTGTACAAACTTTTTTTCTCTTTTTTCCATTGTATATAATTATACGTTGTTTCTACCCAATCTTCTTCACCATATGGATCAATATTAGGATCAGCTGATTCGCTCATATCAGCTCCACCGAACATAATTTCCAGTTGCCCTTCAATATCTCCTTTTTCGTCTTGATCTTCCTGATCGTCTCGAAGATCTATTTCGGTCATTATTCTATCTCCAACTTTAATAGGATCTTTATTAGCGTCTGTCCCCCATTCTAATATGAAACTATTATATTTCTTTAGCATTTTAATACATTATTTTAATCGCCATAATATTCGGGATATTGAGGGTTGTTTCTATCATCATCTTTGTTTTTCTTGCCCCATCCAGTATAAGTTTTCTTATATGAAACCCAAGCTCCATATTCGTTGTAATAACCATCGGCATAATATGTATTTCTATTGGTGGCTGCTGTATCTTTCTTTCTATGTTTACCGAAGATTTGTTTATCTCTTAATTTCTTTCTAACATAACCACCATAAGTCCAAACATCTAACCAGTTTTTATCTTCTTTTTTGAAAATAGAATAATCGGGATCATTATATCTATCAAAAGCAGTAAATATATCTTTTAGAAGTTCGGGCGTAATGTTGATATTAAATTCATTTTTAAGAATTTGACTCAACTCTTCAAACTTCATTTGAACGGTATCACTTTTTAAACGAACGACAATCTCGTGAACGGCGTAACGCAATCTTTCACTGGGGTCAAACGCCGCCAGTTCATTTACTTCATTTTCAGCCAAAAATTCTTGATAGATTAACATAAAGCTATATATTAAAAAATTTTTCTTCTTTTATATATTAACTTTTTATATTCAAAAAAAAGTATGTATAATTATGTAAAAATGGAAAAACTACATAATTTTTTTTATATATAATAATAAACATCAATCATATATGAAAACAAAATTAACGATATCAATAGATAAAGAACTTTTAGATAAATTTAATAAACACTGTGATTTAATAGGACTGAACAAATCAAAATTTGTATCAAATCTCATAAAGAAAAATATAAATAAGGAAAATGATACTCACTAAAAAAGTAATAGTTAGGCCCAATTCTAAAACGTTGAAATATTATAAAAATCTAGGTTATGAGTGTTCCATGTTTACTAAAATAGAGATCCCAGTAGAACATTTGACGAAAGGATCTCATCAAATTTTAGATGTTAAATGTGATATCTGCGGAAAAGAAAAAAAATTGGATTATAATTCTTATTGGAGAAACACCAAACACTTAACATCATTATACTCTTGTAGTGAGAAATGTGGATTAGAAAAAAGAGACGCGACAAATCTTGAAAAATATGGATCAAAGAATGTTTTTCAGAATGAAAAGATAAAAGATAAAATAAAAGAATCTTATATAAAAAATTTGGGAGTCGATCATCCTTCGAAGAGTGTTGTTATAAAGAAATTGATTAAAAACACAAATATAAAATTACATAATGATCCAAATTATACAAATATTGATAAAAGAAAAAATACTAATTTAAATAAATATGGAGTATCCTGTGTTTTTCAAACAAAAAAATCATACGAATCAAAAAAGAATAATATTATAAAATTATATGAAAAAAATGGACTATTGGACATAATAAATAAAAAATACATCGTTAAATGTGATAAAGGACATGTGAGTGAAATAGATAAATCTATTTTTTATAATAGAATAAAACTTAAAACGATATTATGTACAACATGCAATCCAATAGGAGACTATCATAAAAGTGGTTTGGAAACTTTGTTTGGAGATTTTATTAAAAATAATTACAACGGCAAAATAGAAAATAATAAAAAATTTTCTTACAAAGAAATAGATTTATATTTAGATGAATTGAAATTAGGATTTGATTTCAACGGGGTATATTGGCATAACGAACTGTATAAAAATAATAATTATCATTTAGACAAAACTGAATTTTTTGAAAATATTGGTATTAAATTGATTCATATTTACGAGGACGATTGGTTATATAAACAAGATATTGTTAAATCTAGAATATTAAATTTACTTGGAAAATCCAATAAAATTTATGCGCGTGATTGTGAAATAAAAGAAGTCTATGATAACAATCTAGTTAGAAATTTTCTAGAACAAAATCATTTACAAGGATTCGTCGGATCAAAAATAAAAATAGGACTATTTTATAATGATGAATTAGTTTCTCTAATGACGATTGGTTCTTTGAGAAAATCATTGGGCCAAAAATCAAAAGAAGGAACATATGAAATGCTTAGATTTTGTAATAAATTGAACACCAATGTTGTAGGAGGGGCATCCAAAATATTCAAATATTTTATTAAAAAATATGCCCCGTTAGAAATGATTAGTTACGCTGATAGATCTTGGAGTCAAGGAAACCTTTATGAAAAATTGGGTTTTAAATTAGTTCATAAAACCCAGCCAAATTATTATTATGTTATTGATGGCATTAGAAAACATAGATTTGGTTTCAGAAAAGATGTTCTAGTTGAAAATGGTTCAGACTCGCTGAAAAGTGAACATGATATCATGTTGGAAAAAAATATTTATAGAATATACGATTCGGGACAATTGAAATATAAATTTACTTCTGACTAACTCCCGTCCATATAATATTTATAGTTGATAATCCATTTATAACAGGTATATCATTATAATAAATTCCATTTCTATCATACCATCCACCACGAAGAACTGCATATTCATTTAAATCTGCTATAATATCACCTTGAACAGCATCCAATCCCAAAGTTTTGTTTGGATCATAACGATCTGGATTGACTATAGTTGGAGTTAACAAATAAGTATCGTTAGTATTTGTAACATTTGAATTTTGAACAGCCAGATTATGATCTCTGTGATAATCTTCATTTTTCTTTGATATAAAATCCAAATTTACTGAGTCCACCCCACTAATTTCTTCTTTAATGGTTTTTATTAAATCCGATTTAACAACCCTATCAAATCTAGTGCTATTAACAAAATAATTTGAAACTATCGTTATTATTTTATTTCTTATATCATCTTCAAAAGATGTGTTGAATCTTCTAACATATATATTCACAACATATCGTGAGATGACAGGGTCGACTATTTTAACGTTTGTTGTTATGGAAAGTGTTCCGAGCATTTTTAGATAATTTAAAATTTTAGCTTTTTCATCAGCATCCAAATAAAAAGCATCAAATGGAATATTAAAATAATTATAATCACTCAAAAAATAATTTTTTACATCCGGAATTAAATAAAGATAAATAACATTATCATAAATATTTGGAAAATACAATTTAAGCTCATCCAATATTTCATCTCTGTTTGTCACGTTTTCTCCAAAAACATCAGTTATAAATTGATTGATATATGTATCATTATTTATATTGTTGACATCTAAAGTGTTGTAGGCGTTAATTAGGGAGAACATATTCAATTTTTTCAACTGATAGATAAACTGATCTGGAGTCGCCAAAACAAAATTTCTGGAAACATAAGGTATTGCATTTTTTGTAAAGACTTTATTTTCTTTATCTGCTCCAAAATTTATATCATTTTCAATAGTAATATCAAATAAAGTTTCCATAGATAATATTTCACCGTTTCCATCATAAACAGAATCTATAAAAGTAAAATCATTTGATTTATTATTTAATATGTTTCCGTTTTTGCCGTCTGATAATAAATACCTCACATCAATCGTCGAACCAATAGCCGGAACAAATCCAAAGTCCCCTGTTCCAAAATAAATATCAATACCTCCGCTGGCGTTCGTTCTCGAGAAAAAAGCGTATTCGTAAGGAAGCATATCAATCGTGTGGGCTTTGTTTGATAATAGAATTCCGTTATAAAAAACAGAATAATTGAAATTTTCTATATTTTGAGTTCCATCAACATTAATACTAAAAGATTGATTATTAGTACCTTGTCCGGTAACTGTTTGTGATTCATATCTTCCTTGAACAATATTAAGTGATATTGACATATCTGCTGTTACATCATAAATAACATTATCCGATCCAAGAGTTATGTTGTAATATAAATTGTTAGTTTTATTTTTAAGAAGAGTTCTGTTATTTATTTTTAACTTTGATCCACCTATTTGACTTGATATATCAACTCCAGTTTTTAATTTTAAATTTATTGTTCCAGTGGCTGATATAGGGCGCGTTGGATTGTGACCACTTATACGAGCCAGATTGGTTATCATTCTATCGTCTGTAGCGTAATCTATGGCGATCTGATTAACAGAATTTTTATTATATAAAATATTGTGTGTGAATAATTCCTTATCTACTTTAAGAATCTGTCCATATGGTGAGGCTTCACTAAAAACAATATCTGATTTAGAATAGGTGTTTTGCAACCAAGACTTTATTTGCTCACTTAGCTTTGTATATTGAAGTTCTATGAAATTTATAATTTGCATTATAGTCAGATTTTATTTTTATATATTAATTTTAGAGTTGCTTCTCTTTGAACTTTAAAAAAATCAGAAATTTCTTCTAATAAATCAATATCTTTTATGATCGTATCGCTGTAGGAATTGGATATACGTTTTCCAATTATTGTAACTAAAGATTTAACTATTCCAGTTTTTATAAATTCTATATTGAATTTAAAGGGAGGATTGTCATAAAAAACTAAAATTAAACTATCATAATCCTTTGATATTCTCGTCAACGCCTTTTTCTCATTCCATTCTTCTTCGCCATAAGGATCTATGTCCGATCTATCAATTTCACCCTTTTCTTCTTTTTCTTTTGCGATAGCAATTGGAATATCTATAAAAAATCTGTTGTCTAATCTATATCCTCTTACTGTAGGTTCGTGGATTATTTCATATTTTCCTTGATATCCAGAAATACCATAAGCCTCAAAGGTTCTACCTACAAAATCTGTTTCTAACATATTAAATTGTTCGAATAATTTAATCATTCTTCCCAATTCTCCTCTCCGTAAGGATCGGCCTTACTTATTTTTCTTGTAGGAAGAGCAAAATCAATTCTCTTATCTATTGGTAAGACATGTTCTACTCCTTTGTCATCTAATACCCAAACTTCAAGGCTCGAACTATTTTCTTCAGCAATCCAAAATTTTTTCAAAAATGCAGTTCTTCCTCTAAATTTTTCATTATCGCATGTGATATCTTTATCAGTCACTAAAATATTAAAATATTTCAAAAGATATTCTTCATTTCCTTGACAATTTCTTTGATAGAAATTTTTCAAATTGTCCATGTAACAATTTTCTTTCAACTGATCTCTCCAGTCAGTTGTAGTTTTAATTTCTTCTTTTTTCTTTTTAGAAGAAAATAATCCTTCGTTATATTTTTGAAAATTCTTAATCATTTTCCAATATTATCTTTTAATGTTTCGCCGATAGTCTGAACTAAGGTGGTTAGATCACTCTTTTCTATATCTACATTTTTGCCATTAATAGTAAAAGTGTAAATAAAATCATTCTTATCTTCTTTCTTTATGAATAACTCAACTTCTTCTGAATTATTTACATTCAAAACAAAATGAAATGATAAACTTTTACATGGCATTATTTTCATTTTAGGCTCATATTTAAATCCTGTGACTGATATATCTTTTACATTATTGTTGCTAAACCACTCATTAATCATAAATGAAGGTTGTTTTATAAATTCTGACAATATCTTTAAATTAGGACCAAAATCATTATTCTTTATGATATTACTCCATTGAGTTTTAAAATCATTTATATCATCAATAATTTTCATATTATATTGACAATTCATGTCATAAAGATATTTAAAGAAGTTCTGTCCGCTGGAATTTGGATCCAAGTATTCTTTTTGCTTATCTACTTCAAAAAGAAGTTTAGTATATAATACAACATTATTGGTTGTAAATAATTTATTGAAGAAAATAATAAGACGAAGTTTCCCGCCTTTTTCTTCATATACAGAATCGGAGAATTGTATCTCACTTCCTCGCATAGCGTCTTTAATCGCTGTTTCTATGTCTCTTATTGCTATTTTATTTGCCATATTTTATTTAAATAAATTTTCTAGTCGGAAGATCATACATCATGATGGGATCTTCCATTCATTTTTTTTTAAAAATTTTTATCCATCTCCTATTCAAATCTCCCCAAAAAGCTGAATTAAATTCTCCTTCTGGTGTTGGAGTTGAGGCCCAATCCAAAGATAAATCTATTATATCAGGATATCCAGAATAACGTTTAAAATTCTCCTTAACATCGATATAAGCATATTTAAGAAAAATTTCATAAGCTTCCTCATCTATTAAAAATTGTCTAAATCTATCATCTGTTATAAAATCATCATAATGAGTTTCTTCTTCTGACTGATTAGGATCATCTTCAAATTCTCCTTTTTTATACCATTTTATGCCTTCATTTTTCTCATCGCCCCAATCTTCTTCACCGTAAGGGTCCACACCTTTATGTTTTTCCTTTTCTTCTTCTCTTTTTTTCTTTAACCAAGATTTATGAACTAAATAAAAATAACCTCCATGTTTATAAAATACCAAGGGATTATCAAACTTTTCTGGTTTTATATTTACTTGCAAATCACGAATATTTTTAATATGATCAAGTAAATCAAGCAGTGTATTTTCATTATTTCTTATTGTTATCAATGATTTATAATCAGTCAATCGATAACCAAGTCCTATACATTGTTTCTCAAAAGCATTAAATCTTTTTATAAATTCATCCATTTGTTCTTGTGTCATATTCATTCCGAAATTCTCAAGAATTTTGATTAGTTTTTCTCCAATGTCAGCAAATTGGGATATGAATTTTAATATTCTATCCGCACCTTTAAATCCTATAGCAATCATGAACGATTTATCTATTTCATTAATAGCGTCATCGAAAGTTGGCTCTTTTCTCTTCTTAGAGAAAAGTCCTTCATTAGTAAAATTATTATATCTGTCTAATTTCTTCATCTTTGTTCTATTTCTGGCGGTTTAATATCAAATCCTGGCACTACAAAATCTTTAAACTTGTCTTTAAACCTCTTTCTTGGCATTTTTACTTTTACATTGACTCTTCCATCTTCCAAATCTTCAACATCACCTTCTTCTCTTTTTTGTTGTATCCAATTTTCTTGAGGTTCATCATCTATATCTCTTACAGCGTAATCCACGATTTCATCAAAATCATCTATTTGCATTTCTTCGCCTTCTCCGCCTTCATCATCTTCGGGTTGATCTATTTGTTGATTCATGTGTGGCATTTGAATAGGATCCCCTCTTCTAAATTCTTCGAGATTTCGATTATAGTCTGCTCTGCGAGCATCTTTATATTTTTTATCGTGACTCAACATGTTAGTGTCTTCAATATCATATTCATCCTCTATACTTCTAAATCTTACTTTAAATTCTGCTTCCAAGTTTCTAGCCAATCTACGCATTCTGAAGAATTTTACATTGTTGTCTAAATCATCACCTTCAACATTCCAGTTTTCTTCACCATAAGGATCTATATCTCTTCTTTCTTCTTTTTCTTTTTTCACATCTTTAAATGTTCCTGAGAAATCGACTATTGTTATGTCTTCTGTTTGTAAGAGATGATTATCGTCTATAACACCGTCATTTTTTAATTTGTTTATGGCGGCGTTTATATTTCTTTTGTCACCTATAACAGCACAAACAAAACTTCTAAATTCATTATTATCTAATTCTTGTCTTACTTTTCTAATTTTATTCATAATAACCTTTCTTCTACTCATTTTAAACCAACTGCTTTGTAGAGATAAAAACCATAATGTGTATAACCCCCATTGAATAAATCTGTGTGTTTTTAAAAATTCCTTAAAATCAGCTCCGCAAAAATATTCAGGCCATACTTGAATCCCTATAACGTATATGTAAGCTATACTTAATGGTACAGTACCATATGCAGCAAAATTGTATAATTTTCTTAAAAAAGTTTCTTTATTTTGAAAGCTTTTTACGAATTTTAAAATTTTATCTTTGAAGTCACCCAACGCACCTTCGTTGACAAATTGATCATAATTTTGAAGATTGTCCATAATTATTCTATTATTTTATGAACCTATATATAAAAAAATATAAATAAAAAAAGATCCCCGCCAAGCGAGGATCTACAAGAGGTGGTTAAATTATAAAGAGTGGCACACCTCATTTATAATAGTATTTCCCACCGAATATTATGCAGGAGCAATGTAAGTCGTTGGACTATAAATAATACTATTTATTTGTTCCTCCTCAATAAATTCTTTTGTAATTAAATATCTATGATAAATATCACTATCATCAGATTCTTCGACTCTCAATATATTTATTTTCATACCTTTATAGTAATGGGCTTTAGGAGTACCTCGTAATCTTACAGCCCATCCACTCGTATCCCAATCCAATATGGCTTGAATACCGATTATTTGAGCAATTTTATATAAACCCGAATAATCTATATAAGTATTTCCACTTTGTAAAAACAGATCCTCAATATAAATATAATCACCAGCGTAGAATAAATCATCTTTAAAGTCTATCGTAGTTCCTGTTCCCCAAGTAGAACCAGTTGTTAATCTATCTATGAATGTACTTAATTTCATATAATAAGCATTGTTGAATGTTGATCCTGTTGGATTTGCTGGATTGTACCCACCTTCAACAAGATCTACAGGAAGATCTATAAGACTTACTAATGTTTGTTCTGTTCTAGCATTTGGCGTACCGTCGCTAAACATAACATTTATATCCAATTCATTTGAATACATGGCAATGTCAGGTCGCAATATGAAATCTACAGATTGTTTAAATGCTAGGTCTTTATCCAACGCGACTTGCAAAACAAGATTTTTGTTTTCAACAACCATGTCATTATACAAATTAACTAAAAACTTTCCAGTATTTGGAACAGTTATTAATTCTGATATCGTGGATGTTATTCCAGTTTGACCAGAGTGTGCTATATTATAATCAGCGATCTCAGTTGAATACATTGTATATATTTCAGTGTAATCTATATTTACAGCATTAAAACTAAGAGCTGGATAATTTTTAGTATAATCTATTTGGATTTTAACCGTATCAGAATCCACAAATTGATTTGTTTGATATAATTTTAATAGAAGTTCCATATTAGCCAATCTATTCTTCAAATCACTTATATCTGTTTGTGAATATAATAAACTTTTTAGTTTTAATATTTCGTTATTTATATTCAAAAATTCACCTATAATAATCTGGAACTGATCTGTGAGTAACACGTAATTACTCATAACTTTATTGTATAAATCAAATCCAAATATATTATAAATGGAAGTTGGATCATAACGTAGTGGAAGCATATCATTATCCACTTTAAAATCTAAATTCAAATTATAAATATAAGAATATCCATCTTGTGAATCGTTTGTAACAAGTTTTCTGGTTGTTGTTATAGTTCTATCATCATCAGATCCAAAATCGTTATCAGGATTATCTAAAAATTCTATACCATAAAGGTTTGTAGAAATTTTATCTGTTGATTGATCGTGAACTTGATAATACCAAAGAATTGCGTTAAATTCAAAATCAGATGGTGGATTACCGTTTATTGATATACTGTCAAATTGATCAAAATTTGTTATGGTTGAAGATGCTGTCTGAGCCTTGAAATAATGTTTCAAATTAAAATCTACACAAACTCCGTCTATGTTAGCATCGTCGAAATCTGTCAAAAATTCAAACGAATCATCTGAAGCTAATCCAACATTATTTAATTTTAAGACTCCAAAATATTCACCACTATAACGAATTGGATCTCCCGTACTAAGTTGATATGTTTTATCATAAGTATCAAAATATCCAAAATATGATCCAGGATAATCGTTCGGATTAGATCTTATTGGCGAACTTAAATTCTCAGCTCCAATAATTTCATCTTGAATTTGATCATCTAAGATAGGAATTTGTAATCCTGGATAATAATTTGTATTTGTTTGTGTTTCAAATAATACAGTAGGTGATGCTCCATTATGGGCTGGAATCATGGCTGTAAATTCTGTAAAGGTTTGTTGTGAAGATTGAACTTTACTCGTAGCTTGAATCTCTCCGATGTATTGTACTAATCTATGATAATCTAGATAACAAGTTACTCCACTATAAGCATTTGAATCTACATAACTAGCATAATCAATAATCATATTTGTTTGATTTGTATTACTAAAATCAACGTATAAAATTTCAAATGACACTCCAGTTAACTCTGAAGGAAGAGTTGTCCCAGTTAAAAATATTTTATCGCCCTCCTTAAATTTTGCATAACTGGCGATGATAACTTCTGGAAAATTAACATAAGATGGATTTGAACTTTGTGTAACCACACAATCATAATTTCTTACTTCTCTTTCCTTCCATAAATATTTTCTAAAATAATCTTGATTTGTTATTGTTGATGCATTTGGATTATCAAAATCAGATAGATTCTTATCCCAATCTATTTTATGCTCAGCTGGCTCTAAATCTATTATGTTGTGTAATTTACACCACTTCCAAAATATTTCTTCTGCTGGAGTTTTTCTTTCTTGTGGATTATAGAAATCTTGATTTGCTGTAAGTCTTGTCTCTCTAAAACATGCATCTTGATTGGCTATATAATTTCTTATAGATTCTACTAATTGATCGGAATAAAGAACTGGATATGAACTATTTGGATCAAAATTATATGTATTTATACCTTCAGTTGGATCTGTAACATCTGTTTTTGTAAAATTTAAAAATTTACCTTCACTCTTTGGAATGTTTAATAAAATAAATTTGGAAACTTGAACATCAAAAGCTTCTTGAAATGGATAAACATTCATATCATTGCTGGCACTAGGAAATGCTAAAAATGTTGTACCTTTGCTGCGTAGTCTGCGATATAATGGACATGAAGCCATAATTAATTTAATTATTTTTTAGTTTTTCTGTTAAAATTAAATCTATTTTTTTAAATTGATCGTATTTTATTCTTAATAGATTTATATGATTTTTATCACAAAAATTATTTTTTATTTTATCTCTATATATTCTGTTTTCAAAATCCATATCGGCTTTTTCCCATTTATTATATTTTTTAAAATGTTGTTCACCATCATACTCTATACATAAGTTGTATTCTGGTAAATAGAAATCAAATGGTAAAGGCAACTTATTTCTGCAATCATCGAACGAATATTGAGGAACATATTTTATATTATTTCTATCTAAAAATTCTTTGATTCTATTTTCCCCTTTAGATTTTTTACACATTGGACAACCACATCCATTCATATGAACAAACGGTAATTGTTCGAATATGCCATGCTTGAGACATCTTATTTTAACTTTTGTTTGTACATTAATATAATTAACAAATGAATAATCATAAATGTTTTTATGTTTTTCATTGGATCTAAAAATAAAAATGTCTTTATTTATAGCGTTGTGTTTGCCATGATCTATATTGGCGCATTTTGGACATCCACATCCTTTCATATGACTATATGGTTGTTGTTCGAATATACCGTGATTAGGACATATTATTTTTATTTTATTATTGTCACATGCCTTTATATATTCAATTAAAGAATAATTGTATTTATTTTTATGAATTACGTTGGATCTTTTTATAAAATCAATTTTGCTCAATCTATTATTATATCCTCTTAATATATTAGCACATTTTGGACATCCATCTCCTCTCAGAAGATGTTTTGTTGGCACTTGTTCAAATATCCCATGTTCTTTACATATAATTTTTACTTTCTTTTTATTGTTAATATATTCAACTAAAGAATAATCGTATTTATCGCGATGAACAATTTTTGATTTTTTTATAAATTCGAGAGTATTAGATTTTTTATTAGACATTCAAAAAATTCTTCGTTTTTCTTTTATATATTAAAAATGGCATGTGCAAAATATTTTTTTATTATGAGTTTTTTATATATATTCGCAATATGCAAAAATTTACGGAATATATTGTTGAAGTACCAACGGGCGAAGTTATATGGATAACTAGGAGTATCAGAAATATATTATTATCGTATAATATGATAAGTTACGATGTAAATAAAAAATATTATTTTTTTAATCAAATTAGAAGAAAGGAAATAGAAAACATCATAAATTATGAAACTATGATGGTTACATGAACTACCACTAAACTTAAAATTTAGTGGTCTTTTATAAAAAAGGAGTCAATCTGACTCCTTTTTTTCCTTTATTCCTAAAATTTCTTTATCTTTTTCGTCTATTTCAACCTTTAATGGAAATCCTTCTGAATCTGTATAAAAATATTGAAATATTATATTTACATCAATCCATAACATTATATCTAACAAAATGTCATAAAACCAATTTCTCCCTTTAACTTCCTCAGTGCAGGAGTCATAATAAATTGGAATTTTTCTATAATGGGCTCTTTTCATATTTATTTTGTATCAGTGTCCAATTTTTCTTCTTCTTCTTCTTCTTCTTCTTCTGATTCGTCTTTTAAATCTTCTGATTCGTCTTTTAAATCCTCTTCTTCGGCAGAATCTTCATCAAAAGTTTCATCTTTCCAAGTTGGGGGTGTGTCTTTTTCGTTTATAATTTCTTCGAAGTCGACATCTTCTATAGCTTTATCAAAATCCTTTTCTATTTCTTCTAATGTTGGCTCAGATAAATCTTCAAAATCAATTTCTACTTTTAGAAAATCTTTGAGTTTATCATTCAAATTAGAATCTTCTATTTCTTTATTCAATTCTTCGTGATCAAATTCTTCTACATCTTGATTTTCATCATCAAAGATATCATCATCTTTGACATACTCTTTATCATATAATCTTTCTTCAAAATCGTCATCATCAGAATCAAAATCTTCATCTTCTTGAAAATCTTCGTAATTCAAGACCAACTCTTCTATTTCTTCTATATTATCGTCTTTGGCGTAGTGTTTTAGTTTTCTCATAAAAGGATCATACGTATCATCATCTTCATAATCAGATTCTTCATCTTCATAATTAAGAATATATTCCTTGAGTTCGTCTATACAATCTTCTTTTCCCATGATATATTTAATGATATAAATATATGGTTTAGGTGGATTAGGATTATAAGAATATTTATCTCCGCCTACAAAATCGCTAAAATTTGTTAACCTTGCCATTTTTTTTATTTTTATTTTTTATTCATCTAATATTTTATCAATTAAATCAACTCTTGTTTGATTTTTCTTTTCTCGCTTATTGTTTATATGTTCTAATATTTTAGAGTCAAAAATATCTTCCATGTCTTTTTCAGATTTAATTGTGCTTTTATCTATGTCATAAATTTCAATAGATCCATCATCATTTGAAATTAAAATCCTTGGATTTAATTCCGCTTCTGATATCAATGATATACTTTTTATGCCAGCTGTTTTTAAATCCTCTTCATTCATACTATATCACACAATGTTTTTAAAATCAGACGATGTTTAGCATCTTCTGATACTATGTTTATTTCACTAAACAGTTTAGTTAAATAAACGGTATTTTTTGTTTCCAATTCTTTATTGATATATTCAACTAATTTTTCAATTAGTAAATTTTCAGCTTGTAAGACAATATCATCTCCTTTTTTCATTTTTATAATTCCAATAGAAATCTCGAGAAACTAAAATTTTTATGTCTTTTTTGGATTTTTCGATAACTTCAAAATCCTTTCCATCTATGATATTATCTATTAATTCTGTTCTTTTCTTATTTAACCAATAACTGTTATCTGCAAAAATAACATTTTTATTTTTCAAATTTAATCGAGATAGAGCCTTTAAAGATGCTGGTAAAAGATTTTGAGATGATGTATTAAATTGACTCATATACATATCATGCTCAGCGTAATCAGCTATTAACTGAGCCATTTCTTCATCTTCAACTTTTAAAGCTTCTATGATAGGCTTCCACATTTTTAAAGCGTCTTTTCCAGTTCTCTTATTATAATACATATCTGCCATATTAGTATATATTAAATGTTAAAAATGTCATTTATATCAGACGTCCATGCCTTGATAATGAGCTACGATATATTCTGGCATTTTTTCCAATTTTTTAAATTTATATCCCAAAGAAGCCAATTTAAGAAAAAATATAAAATCCTGACCATATCCTCCTCCCCATCTAAGATATTCGCCATTTCTCAATAATTTTGGATTTTTGTGAGATATACTACTAGTTCCAATACTTCCATATCTAGGCTCTACTACTCTTATGTGGAGTTTGGAAAAGTCTTTATCTAATGTCATATAATCATCGTAATATATAGCTTCCCACTTATTTATATCAAACTGATCTGCAATTATTTTTAGATGATTTCTTCCGATGACATCATCCGCGTCCAAATAAGTATAGATTTCGCCATCAGCAACTTCGTAGGCGATATTCCTCATAACACCAGAGTATATTGGCTGTTTTGGAATTGGAATAAGTTTGATATTATTTTCATTTGCAAAATTTTCGTTGTATATTTGTATAGTTTTTTCGCAACCATCTGACACTATGATTAATTCTTTGTCTTCGTGTGATTGTTTGAGAAAAGAATTGACAGCTCTTTTAAATTTTAGATCTAGTTGATTTCTATGTGGCATTTGAAGAAAACTTGCCATTATAACGGATATCTTCATCTAATTTGTTTTTCTTTTATATAGAAAAAAAGATATAATAAGTTTTTTTATTTTAATAATAAGTCTTATATTTGTAAATTAAAACTCGGAATATAAAATTATGTTTGGCAAATAATATTTTGATATGTATTACAAATTCACATCTGATATTACGCGTCTTGGTCCTATACTAACTCCATATGTTTTGGAGATTGACGATCATTATGTGCGTTATTCAAAGAGAAACAAAAATCTTTTGAATAAAGATAGAATTACAATGGCTATTGAAACCATTACTTCTGTGGAAGTTAATGCATCACTTCTTGGCACAACTTTAATCATAAACGGATTTAATGATCGTCCTATTGTTATTCATAGTATGAATATTCAGGATGCTTATCTGGCGCAAAGAGTTATAAACGAACAAAGAGAAAAAATAAGAAAATAAGAAATGATATTATTTAGACATATTAAACTCAATAAATGGGTTAATACTGATGATAATTCAAGATGGGTATTAACTGATGACATAGATATGGAAAAATCCAAATTCTATGATTATGATTTCGTGAATGAGATAATGGAAGATCTAAAATGTGATTTTGAGGACATATTAATATTTGAAAATATATGAACATTGATGAAGCAATGAAAATAATTAAAGAAACCTTTGATGGTGAAGTGTCGTCGATACCAACAGACTTTTTTGGATCCACTGGCTCCGAAGTCTATGGCAAAGAAGAATTCTTTAAAATTGTAGAAACCAAGTTAAAGAAACTTCAGGATGAAGAAGATAGAGAACTCGGTGTAGTCAGAGGAGAAGATGCAAGAAGGTTTCTTGAAAGAATGGAAAAGAATAACGAAGAATACGAAAAACGAAAAAACAAGTAATAAGAAAATGAAAAAAGTTTCAATAATTGTAGAAATAATTCTATTATTTTTCGGCATTTTGCAGTTTATCGCATCCTTAGAATGGATGACAAAAGATATGATTGTGCAATGCGATAATTGTAGAGATAGATGGTGGCAAAGTATGTATTATGTGTTTTGTGTTTTGGATTTGCTATTGTCATTGATCATTTAAGAGATATAAAAGATGAAAAAAGAAAGTAAAAAAACATAATCCAGCAAGGCATCGAGAGAACTCCTTGCAAACGGAAAAGAAATCATTAATAATGAAGAACTTATAAAATTACCAAAATGAAAAAAATTAGAAAATTTTTAGTAGATTATATAAAATCTATTAAGTGGCTTCCTGTTATAGTTATAATATTAATATTGAATATTCTTTTGTTATTCGAACCCTTATCGTGGAAATCGTTTCTAACTTTAAATGGAGCCATATCACTGATAATAGTAGCCAGTTTTATTATATTTAAAATAAGAAAAAAATATGAAAATTAAAGAAAATCAAACACTCAAACAGCTTAGTAGTCAACTCAGCAAATTAGAGGGTGATTTGGAAGCAATGCAGATAGACATAAAAAATAAACAAAAGGAATATAGTGCAAAGATAAAAATGGCTAATGAATTAAAAGAAAAAATTAATAAATTAGTGACCCTCAATGAAATAACTATATCAGAGCATGCGCTTTTGAGATATTTTGAAAGAGTTTTAAAATTTGATATGGATGAAATAAAACAAAACATTTTAACAGAAGAAGTTTTAAAATTGGTGGAAGAACTCGGTGGAAGTGGAACATATCCAGCGGGAAAACAAGACGTCGATGGTGATAATTATAGAGTGACATTGAAGAATAACGTTGTTGTAACGGTCGGAACATAATGCATAGAAATGATACATCAAATTTTATTCTTTATATTGAGCCTTCAATAGAAGAAAAATTAAAAACTCCAATAGATGATGAAATAACTCATCTTATGGAGATTGCTTTTTCAGAAGCTGTAGCTGGATCTGCTAACTATTCTAGTTTAGAAAAAGAAGAAAGATTTAAAGAAAATGATGGTTGGCGAGGTTGGCATACAACTGAATGTGGAGAGCGTTCAGATGCCCACGATTATTTATTAAAAAATGGTCTTATAACGAATTCATTGTGTGTCTTTTATGTAAGATGGTATAGAAATTCCATTCCTGAAAATGATTGGAATGAATTAAAAATGCTTGGGTATTATTATGAAATGGATATTGAAGTGCCTGAGAACATACTTCCATCCAAACCATCTACTATAAAAGATGTCAAAGGTGAAATAGAAAGATTAAAAGATATGTTAGCAGAAGAACTTTCAAAAGTTATCGAAGAAGATATAGTAAAGAAAATAATGGAAAAAGGAGGAAAATATTATGGATGATATAGGATATATTGATTATTACAGATGGTGGGAAGAAGCTGGAGACATGAAGAATAAAGAAGCGTATAAAGAAGCTGGAGATATGAAGAATAAAGAAGAAGAAAATTCTTCAGTTGAGAAAAAAGAAATCATAAAAGAAGAGAAGAAAGAAGAAACTTCAACTTCTATCGATACGCGATCACCGTTATGTAAAGCATTAGAAGAACCAGACGAAAATCCATACAAGGAATCGACTATAAAACTTCCATCGGGGTGGTCGTTGATCACTTACGATGTGAAAAAAATGTGGGAAAAAGCAAAACCGAAAACATTGGATGAAATTGCCAGCGACGTAGAAGAATCAAAAGAAAAAGTTAAAAATACCGATTATATGTTGGGTGTAAAAAAAGGTGATTATTATCCTAAATCGAAAACATTGGATGAAATTGTAGAAGAATCAAAAGAAAAAGTTAAAGTTAAAAAGACCGACTATATCGATTATGGCTATACTAAATGGTCTAACGATGGTTTGTCTTCGCAAGCAAGCAAAAAAAGTTACGCTCCAAAAGAATCTTATTCTGATATTATTAAAGAAAAGGAAGATGAAATAGATAGTCTTTGGTTAAAATTAAGAACTACCGAAAAGAAGAAGACGTCTCTACAGATTGATAATAGTAAGTTGATAAGTGAATATCAGAAAACGATGCAGGAAAAAACTAGTTTAGAAAAAGAAAATAAAATGTTAAAAGACAAACTTTTTTTAATCGAAAGAGATCCAGTTGAATATAAGAGAAGGAAAGAAGTAGATCCTTTTGATGAAGAAAACTGGGAAGAAAATGATACATAAATGTAAACTTACACGTGAGATGTTTGAAGATATTCGAGCGTGTACTGGTTTTGATGTTGTAGCAAAACTCGAAAATGATTTGGTTGATGAGTTAAATAAAAACATTAATAAAGAAATATTATATAATATAAGAAGATCTGTTAAACAAAATGCGTGGCAAACAGAAAAAAAATATAAAAGAATTTTTAACGAACTTGATCCTTATGGTGAAGAAAATTGGGAACAATAAGAATTAAAAACAAAAAAAAAACAAAATTATGAAAAAAATGATTAAAATTTTAATGGCTTTGATGATAGTAATATCATTTTTTGGATGTTCAACATCGGATAAAAATATGGTTAATTCACAAGATACGATTACCACGCCATCAGAAATGAGTGGTAAACTTCCAACTTGTTGGCAGAGAGGTATTGGTGATACAATACTACCGTCAATGAAAAATATAGACAATTCGATAGAATATTTAACAACAAATTTTAAATATCCAAAATCAGCAATCAAAAATAATATCGAAGGTAAAATATTTGTCCAAATCGTAATTGAAAAAAACGGTGAAGTGAGCGACTATAAAGTTTTGCGTGGTTTGTCGGATGATTGTAACAACGAAGCATTAAGAGTTATGAAAACTATAAGTTGGAATCCAGCTACAGTAAAAGGAACACCCGTAAAATTTACAATGGTGATGCCGTTTGCGTTAGTTTTGGATAAAAAGAAAATAGTCGTTTTGTAAGATTGTGTAATCGTTGAAATAATTGAGAGGAATAAATTATGATTCATTTTATTATTTTTGGAATAGCTTTAATATTAATAATATTAGCAATTATAAATGCCTATATTATAATAAAATCTAAAGAAAATCAATATCCTAAATGTCTAACTTTAAATTGGACGGCTATATTCATATTTTATATGGCGTTTGTGATAATAGGATATACTGGATATATAATATATCCATACATAATTAATTTTTTTGAAATTTTAAAAGGATTGCTGTTATGAGAACAACAATAATTTTGTTACTTTTACTTTTTAGTATATTATTCTTTCCAGATTTATTTATTATGGGAATATTATTTGGATTCTTATTATACATGATATTATTTAAAGAAAAAAATAGAAGATAATGAAAAAAATTGATCTTTTGTTAGTAGTATCATTTATTCTTGCAGCGATAGGATTTGTATTTAATTTTTATAATTTCAACGGATGGATTGTTGTTGGATTATTTGTTGCTGGTTTTATTTTATGGTTAATATATGTTATAAAAATTTTTAAAATAATCAAATAATATGAAAAAAATACTTTTAATTGTTACAATGTTGTTTGTTTTTGCTTGTGTTAAGTCTAAAGATATCACTCAGAAAGTTGAATATGATAATATGACAAACACATATTCAGTAACCACAAGTTTTAATTATCCTAACGATTACAGTTCGTGTGTATATTGTGAAGGATGTAAAATAGATTCTATGAAATTAGTAGAAATGAATAAAGCTAAAGATATTCAAGAAACGATGATTAAATATAATTAATATGACAGATTTATTGTATATATTTTTAGGAATTGTAGTACTTTATGTATTACCCATGATAATTTACAGGCAATTAAATTATTATAACTATATTAGAAGATATACTCATAAAATATCTTGTGTTGAATGGTATATGCCAATTATAAATATAGTCGGTATATTTATTGAAATTTTCATAGCGATATATCAAGGTTTTGGTGTAAATATAGATTTTAGTGGAGATAGTTGGGTTGATAAAAAAGCCGATTATCAAAGAAAAAAGAAAAGAGATATAATAATTAAAAAACGCAAGAACAACCACGTGAATGAGGGCCGAGAAGAAGGTTGCACATGGTGAAGAAACTTGGGAAGATGAAGCCAGAGATAGAAATATTTTGGTGCTACTCGTTAATAAATCAAACATTGTTTGTGAAAAATAATATAAAAAATAAAAACTAAAAAATGATTGGAGATTACAAAATAATTTTGATGGATTATGAAGGAAATATCATACAGGAATATGCTGCTCATTTTATTCCCGCTGTGAACGATACTATTTTATTGGACGATGAAAAAACTTATCTAGTGCAAGCTAGACATTTCTCCGTTAATCATTATAAAGTGGTTCTTCTTGGAGAATTAGAACCAGAAGAAGTAAAGGAGGAAATATGAATACATATGAGTTAGAAATTTATTTAATTCAAAAATTGGAAGTTGTTGCCCCACCAATTCATCAATATATTGAATGCGAAGAACATATGTTGAAATCTCATTTAAGTGAAATAACAAATCAAGGATTTTTTCTCGATCAAGAAGATTCGCGATATTATTTTCCAGGACGTAGAATAGAGTATATTAATGTAAAATTTTTAGAAAAACAACAAATAATACCCAATGTCAGCGAATCAATAAAGGCTGTATTGAAGGAGGAATAATGGAATAACAAATTGCCATAATAAAATTATTATATATAAAGATAAAAAAGATTATAGTAGAAGAAATAATAAAATTATATTTAGATAATAAACTTTCAATTTTAAGTATAGCCGATCGTTTCAGTTTGGGATATAAAAAAACACGAAACATATTATTAAAAAATAATGTAAAATTAAGAAAAAGAACAACAAGGGGGATTAGAAAACAAACATCAGAGACTCGCAAAAAAATATCCGAATCTTTAATGGGTGAGAAAAATCCTAATTTCGGAAAACCAAATCCTCAATGGAAAAAGGCAATGGATGAATATAGAGAAAAAATGTTGAATGATCCTAAATTGAAATCTGAATTTTATAAGAAAATAAGTGAAACTAGAAAGAATAAAGGATTATCAAAAGAGCAAAATAATCCTATGTCAAAAACAGAAAATGTTAAAAAGTGGGCAAAATCGAATAACAACAATTTGTCACCAAATAAAAAAGAGAAGAAATTATACGAAATAGTCAAAAATCTAAATAATAATTATGAATTAAATACTAGAGGTGAATTAATTATAATTGGAAATAGAATACCTGATATAATTAATATAAAAGAAAAAAAAATTATAGAATTATATGGAGATTACTGGCATAGTATGGAAACAGTAGAAGAGCATGAAAATAGAATGAAAACATATGAAGATAATGGATATAACGCGATTGTTGTGTGGGAAAGGGAACTAAAAAATGAAAGTATTTTGATTGAAAAATTAAATAAATTTATATGATACAAATAGTAACTGCACCAGATATTATTAAAACTCAAATAAAGCTTTTCTTAGCGGGAGGAATAAGTTCATGTCCCGATTGGCAATCTCATATTATTGAAAGACTTTTCAATGATAGCGAAGATAAAGCTCACGATTATCTTTGTAACGTTATAGTTTTTAATCCGCGAAGAGAACATTTTCCAAATAATATAAAAGAAGAGTGTGAAAGACAAATTGTTTGGGAATTTAATAGATTAAAAGAAGCTGATATTATATCCTTTTGGTTTTCAAGAGGATCTCTCAATCCAATAACTCTTTACGAATTAGGGAAATGGGGAAATTCTTCAAACAAACCAATAATAGTAGGAATAGACGACGAGTATGAAAGAAAATTTGACGTTGAAGTTCAAACCAGACTAGCTCGTCCTGAAGTAAAAATAGCATATAATTTAAGAGATTTCTATTATAATATTTTAACAGAAATAAAAAAAATAAGTAAGATATGATAACATTTTTTATAATTTTGTTAGTTTTATTTGTTCTGATTTTAATAATCATGAACAATAAGAAAAAGGAAATGGAAAAACTTCCAGATGATAAAGATTACGTTGAACCAAAAATTGAAGACGACGATGTGGCGGATGACAAATAAAAAAGAAGATATTGGAATTAGTTCTTTGAACAGCTCCACTAAAAAAGAAGATATTGGAATTATTTCTTCGAACAGCTCCACTGCTATTGCTGTAGCTCAATTAAAAACACTCCAAGAAGAAATTATACAAAAAATTAGAAACGGTGAATGGACTACTAACGGACCTAGAAACGAACCGTCATACCTATTCGGTAATCAAGAAATTAGAGATTTTTTGGAGATCCTCGAGAACATCCGTATGGATTGTATCCATCTGAAAAGAAAGGCAAACGAATATTTTCCGAGAATGATCCTTATGGTGAAGAAAATTGGGAGGAATGAAAAATTTATATAATTTGATATGGCAACTTTAACAACATACGCAGACACCGCGTGCACATATACATGGACCACGCAGGGTGATGGAACTTATTATATCGATAATTGGAATACTGGAACTCTTGATATTCCAAACGTTGATTATCCTATTCAAAAAGAATATCCTATTCAAAAAGAATATATTTCTTATCCTATTTCAACTGACGATATAAAAATTAAAAAATTGGAAAAAGATTTAGCTGAAAGTCAAGAAAGAATAAAACAACTGGAAAAGAAACTTAATGATTTCATAGATAATCCAGAAAGAGTTAAAAATATAAGAAAAATAGATCCTTTTGAGGAAGAAAATTGGGAGGAATGAAAAAATTACTTATAAAACCATGTGCTGAATTTTTATCAGATGATATTGGTTACACATCTCATTATCTTAATGATAAACAGATAGTGGGAAAAATAATAGAAGCCTCCAACGTTATCGCCGCGAGTAGACAAGCACCTGCTAATTTTTTCATATGCAGTGATGATGCTAGTAAAAAAATGACAGAAGACGCTAAAAGAAATCTTAACGAAATGAGAAAAAGTGTGGGTATTGATTTTGATTTTGCGTCTTTGTATCCATACATGAAATCGTATGATATAAGAGCGGAAGAAAAAAGAGGAAAGCAAATATTTTCAGATATAGACCCTTACGGCGAAGAATCATGGGAAGAATAAGAGAAAATATCATCGAAATTCGTGAAAGAGAAACGATGATTAATATAAAAGAACTTGTGGAAGAAGTTCTATCGCGCCATTTTGATGATCTTAACACAAAAACCACAAGAAATCAAATAACTCGCGAGATATCAATATTATTAAATGATTTAAGTGTTAGAAGATTTGTAAGAGATTACAAGGTAACTTGTAATGAAATAAACAATTCTACCGATTAGCCTAAAAGACGCTTTTGGTTAATCTTTCTTTTTTCTTTTTTGTTTTGTTTCTCCTCCTTGTAATCTTTTTTGAGTTTCTTTTTGTTTCTTTTCAATCTCACGCTGTCTTTCAGCCAT